CTCTGCTTGTTTAAAGCAGACTTTAACACAGTTGAAAACTGATTCTGCTGATTGGTTAAAGAGTAAGAATTTGTTCGTTGATAATAGTGTATACGGATACCAAGATATGCATAGAGAGTCAAGTCAAACTCCTTATAGACGCAATACTGTATATCTGAATAAAGGCACATATACATTATCAGAGCAGAATGGAAATAGTGAATTTTTAAGATGTTTAAGAATTTACAACAAGACATTAAATGTAGATATTGTTAATGCTGATGGTGTATTTCAGTTAACAAATCATCCGTATACTTTCACTATATCATCAGATGCTGAAATTGTTATTACATTCAGCAGAACAAACACAGATGGTGGCTCGTCATTACAGACAGAATTTCCTGATTCGGAATTTAGAACATTTAAGATTCAGCTTGAAAAAGGAAGTTCGGCAACATCTTATGCAGAGTACAGTTTGCCAAATACAGAATTTAACGCACTTTGTTGGTGGCGATGCTTGGACACAGAGAACATACAACGAGGGCGAGGTTTGCATAGATGACAATAAAGCTTGGTTGTGTATTGCTACCACAACAACAAGACCGAGTGCATCAGATACAACTCATTGGAAGCAGACAAGCTTGAAAGAGTTGAGCAACAAAGTGAATATAAAAACTGCAACAATCAGTAATGCAAGTTCAAGTGGTTATGCTAATCTAAGCACAGATTTGAATAATGTATTAGTGCTAAAAGCATATTGCTCAGCAGATTCAAATTATAGAGCGTTCCCATTATATTCTAGTGGAAATCTAGTTTTAAGATGGTACACATCTGCGAATGCTGACAATATGATGCCTATGTTAAAAAGTACAACACTAGGTACTGTAACCATCATTTACATACAATTATAGAAAGTAAAGGAGAAATAAATTATGGAATTATATTTAGTAACATATGTAAGACACAATGCAGAAACAGGTGGAGTTGCCTACAAGGTAGATTCAGCTTTTGAAAGTTTAACAGAAGCAAAGAAGAAATATCACGCAATTTGTGGCAATGATTTTAACAGTAGCACATTCGATTATGTATCAGTATTTATTACAGATGCGTTCGGCAACAAGATAGATGCTGACTATGACGATTCAATGGCAATCGTAACAGAGTAAAAGTGCGTTAAAGAAGGTAGATGAAAATGAATGATAACAGAGAAGTTAAACAAGCTATTTGTGCTTTGATGATAGGCTTATTCTTATGGTATATCTTCGATTCTGGAATAGCATATTTTGTAGGAATATTTTTAGGGATATTTATACCCAATTTTATAGAAATGAAAAAAGAAGAAAAAAGACAAGAGGATAATTTCTCTAAAAGTTGGTATACCAATAACAAAAACTAAAAGTGCGTTAAAGAAAACTTTGGGTAGTACCAATGTATACTAGCACTACCCAAAACTACTATGAAATTTAGTATCCACTTTCACGAAGCCAAGAATCCAAAGCTTTTTGTATGACCCAAGACCTAGCACGTTCTTGTTCTTCACAATAGAGTTCCAATCGGTCAAAAATTGTAGGCTCTATTGATACATTAACTTTTTGGAAAAGCTTGTGAGAAGGACGTACAGAATCTGGTATCCTACCTTGGCTTCCTTTACGTTCTTTATCACCGAAAACATTAGGCATACTGTTCACCACCTTTCATACTTAAAGTATATCATTGGTGAGCAAGGGTGAATGATGAATACCCATATTTCAAAGAAAACATTTGTTAAGATGCGTACCACGTTATCCTCTGATAAAAATCAGTTTATGTGGATGACACGCAAGAATAAAAGGAGAAAAATAAATGAAAACTTATTTTGTAGATTATAGATTGTTCAACGGAGAAAACAAAGGATGGGCATACAAGACAGAGTTAAAAACAACAGACTTCGACCTTGCAATGCAGAAGTACGGAAATCTTATTGAAACATATTACGGAAAAGCTCCTTTCGTTTTCGGTTATATTTGTATCGAAGATGAGAACGGAACAAGATATGCAAAGACATCATTTGGAGAAGTTCCATACAACATTCCTGTTGAAGAATAATTGAGGTATAAACTATGAGTGATTGGATAAAAGATGTAGACGGATGGAAAAAAACATCTGGCAAAGGACTAACAGACACTGATTATGATGCTATTGCTGAAAAGGTAGTTGAAAAGCTTGGCAAAGCAGAAGATGAGGAATATTAATGAAAAAAGTAATTGATACAAAAACTCTCTCAAGTATTGCAGATGCCATACGAGAAAAAGAAAAAAGTGAATCACCTATTCGAGTATCTGATTTTGCAGAAAGAATATTAAATATTGCAGGCGGTAGCAATGTTGAAATAAATGTTGTCGATGTTGTTCAGACAGAATCGTCTACTACATCACGCAGACTATTTAACGGAAGAATTATCGAACACGGATTAAGTGTTCCACCTAATTTAGTATTAGTAGTTAGAGATGGTGACGATATACCACCATTAAATACACCATTAATGTATTTAACTTTGCTAGTAAATGGCGCATTTGGATTATTTCCATTCTGTTATATTGCAGGTTATGATGGCGGTAATTCGAATAGTTATCCACGCAGTTTTGATGATAATGCGTCTATCGATAATGAATTTGTTACATTCAAAAACACAAATAATAATAAATCAGAACTACAAAAAGATGTAAATTACAAATTTATATTTATGCATATATAATTTAAAAAGACTGTAGGATAAAAACTACAGTCTTTTTTATTACTATAAACATTATGTACAACTATTGACATATTGATGGTATACAAGTATAATCAAAGACAAAAACACTTAAAAAAGGAGAACACTATATGAACGATTACAGAGAAAACATGTTAAGAGAATTTAAAAACGCTTTGATTACAAATAATTATTTTCCAGATGATATTTGTAAAATAACTGATATTTTTATTGGGATATTTGATAAATATGAGATATCACCAAGAGTTACTACATTAGTTGAGTATGATACATCCACAGAAGAACTAATAAAATATTATATAGGTTCATTGCTTACAGAGGGTAAGTCAAAAAAGACTTGTTATATGTATATGAGAATACTTAATAGATTTCACGATGATTTAGGAAAACCACTATTGGAAGTCACCGTATTTGATATTAGAGGATGGATGGCAAAACAACAGAAAAATATATCATTAAGAACATTGGAAAACTATCGGTCGTATCTATCATCTTTTTATAATTGGGCATTGAAAGAGGATTTAATTGAAAAGAATCCAATGCAGAAGATAAATCCAATAACATTCCAAGAAAAAGTCAAGTCTACATTTACAGATGTGGAGATTGATAAGATACGAGAGAACTGTAAGACATTAAGAGAACGTGCAGAAGTCGAATTATTGTTATCAAGTGGAGCTCGTGTATCTGAATTGACTGCAATGAATATTAATGATATTAATCTAACTACACACGATGTTGTTATCAGACATGGAAAGGGCAATAAAGAAAGAGTCACGTATATGACAGACGTATGTGCATATCACCTTGCAAGATATTTGGAGTCAAGAAATGATAATGATATAGCATTGTTTGTTAATAAATTTGGTACAAGAATTGGCAAAAATTCTATAGAAAATGATATGAGAAAACTTGCTGAACGAACATCAATTGAACGAGTACATCCACATAAATTTAGAAGACAATTTGGCACAGATAAAGTTAAAAGAGGTATGGATATTAGAACAGTTCAGTTGTTAATGGGGCATTCAGACATCAATACAACTACCACATATACAGTATTATCTAACCAGCACGTCAAAAATGAGTATATGAGATATTGTTAATCTTAAAATTGTTTTAAAAATTGGCACATAATCATTTGATTATGTGTCTTTTTATGTTATAATTATGGCAGATAAATATCGGTAATAAATGAAAATAGAGAGGTTAAATTGTTAATGAACATTAAAGAGATTGCAGGATGGTTAAGTCTGCTAGGAATTCCAACAATATTTGCTATGACAGGATATTGTATAACGGCTTGTAAGAAATTTACAAAACAGATGAAAGTGTTGATGGATAGTCAGCAGGCACAGATGAGAGGACAACTCTTAAAGGATTATAAAAAATACGTGCAACAAGGATGGATTGAATTGGAAGATTTGGATGATTGGGAAAATCAATACCAGAAATATCATTTACTTGGTGCAAACGGTGTAATGGATAGTAAACGAAAAGATTTGATGCAATTAAAGAATGTTCCACCACAGTCACAGAATTAAGTAGAACACCATATTTTAAAATCTAAAGGACACCAGTTACGGATGTCCTTTAGTATTGAAAATATTATTAACATAAGATATAATGATATAGTAAAAATTAAATCGTAATATAACAAGAGGTATTACTATGTTTTCTCAATTATGGGATAGAATAAAGGAGATTGTAAGTAGAATGGTAGGCAGACAAACAATCGAACAGACTTTTCATATAACTCCAGCTATCAGTAATAGAATGATAGAGGAAATAAAAGTTTGGACTGATATGTATGAAGATAAGGCGTCATGGTTACACGAACCTGATTTTGGAGACCCTACTATGGTAGTCTCATTAGGTTTACCAGCTTTCATTGCAAGTGAAAAAGCCAGAATGGCAGTAATAGAAATGCAATCAGAGATAACTGCACCTATGGAGACAGAAGAAATTGTTAATCCAGATTACTACCCACCTACTATGGATATGTTTGGAAATGTATCAGTAAGTGGTCAGTCAAAGACAATTATTAAAGAGACCGTAACCAGTCCATTTGAACGTGCTGAATATATGAATAAGCAATATCAAGATAAGTTATTATCTAAAATAAGAACTCAGTTAGAGTATGGTATTGCAAAAGGTTCTTTAATCATTAAGCCATATGTAATTAAGTCTCAAGTAAGTGAAGTTGCAGGACTAAAGAATGGTAGTGAGATGCAAGACAAATATGATATTGAATATGATTTTATTCAAGCAGATTGTTTTTATCCATTCTCATTTGATAGTTCAGGTAATCTTACAGAAGTTGCATTTGTACAGACTAAAGTTGATAAAGATTCTGTATACACAAGACTTGAGTATCATAAGTTAGAGGGTAACAATGTCACAATTATAAATAAGGCATTCCAAAATAAACATACTAATGATATTTCAAGTGCATTAAATCAAGATATGTTGGGTCACGAGATTCCACTTAGTGCAGTACCAGAGTGGAGTGGTTTATCACCAAAAGTAACTATCAATAACGTAAACAAGTTATTGTTTGGTTATTTCAAGATGCCAGATGCAAATACAATTGACCCTCATTCACCATTAGGTATAAGTGGTTTTGCAAGAGCAAAGACATTAATTCGTGAGGCAGATAAACAATATTCAAGACTATTGTGGGAATATGAAGGTGGAGAGTTAGCAATAGATATTGATAGAGATGCCTTAAATGATGTTAAGGACTTTACAGGTAAATCACACTATGTAAATCCTAAGCTACAAGCAAGACTATTTAGACCTATAGACTTGGGTGAATCTAACACATATCAACCATATGCACCATCATTAAGAGATGGCTCACTTGTAAATGGTTTGAATAACATCTTAATGAGAATTGAAGATGTGTGTGCATTATCAAGAGGTACAATATCTGATGTGGCTGCTGAAGCAAGAACTGCTACAGAGTTGAAAATACTGAAACAAAGAAGCTATTCAAGTAATGCAGAAGTTCAGAATGCACTCGAAGATGCATTAAGAGATGTTGTATATGCAATGGATGTTTACTGTACACTTTATAATATTGTTGGTGATGTAAATGTCAATGCAAAGGGTCAGGTAGATACATCAAAACTTGGATTATATGATGTATCATTTACTTGGGATGATAGTATTCTTGTAGATGTTGATGCAGAATTATCAAAGAGACTTACATTAATGCAGAGTGGACTTACAAGTAAAGAAGAAGTCAGAATGTGGTATTTTGGAGAGACTGCAAGACAAGCCAGAGAAGCTTTGGATAAGATTAAATCAGATAATCAACAGGCTATGGAAGATAATATGGCAGCTGCTCAAATGGCAAGTCAGAATCTTGAAAATAAGAATCCTCAAGATGAAGAGGAATATCCACAAAACAAACCAGTTAATCCACAGAATCCAAATGAGGGTGAATAATGAAAAATAAGACAAATCAAGAATTAAAATTAGATATTTTAAATCTTAATAAGTCTTACAACAAATATGTTTTAAAGAAAATAGTCAAGAGACTCAGCTTAATAAATGGGCTGAGTCTTTACTCTATTTATACACTTAAACAAGTTGATAAGACCACTAAAGATTTAAATGATATTGATGAAGAATTGGGAAGAATGGTTGCTGAGCAATTGTCTCTAATGGCAATATTATTTAGACAAGTTGCTTATAGGACATACAACGACACAAAAGCAATGTTTGACTATAAAAAGAGACCATTTACACCTTTATCTAAAGATGTAGCATTATCATCAATGATTACTAATACCATTAATGGGATTAGAAAAGATTATTTAAGGGGAATGAATAATCTTGCATATGATGTTGATATCAATAACAGAGGCCAAAAAGTAGTAAATGGGATAAAAACCACATATAAAAATGTTATTAATCATGCATTGAGTAATAAAGGTGCTTTAGATAATGTCAGTGCCAAAAAATTAAATGATGATTTAGTTTATAAGTTGGCTAAATCTCAATTATTAAATGTTATGTATGATAAAAACGGCAAAAGAAGTCTTCATAATTGTAATGGTTGGCTTGATGGTTTATTAGAGAATGGTATGTGGCAGATTAAACAAGACATTTTAGATTATGTTGGTAAGTTACTTGGTACAGATGGGATTGAATTAAGTGCTCATATACATCCAGCACCAGACCACTCTCCAGTACAAGGACATCAGTTTTCTAATGAGAATTTTGAGAAGATGCAATCTAATCAGATGTGTCGAGATGTACAAGGTAGATATTATAGTGCATTTGTAAGAAAGATTGGTGAATGGAATTGTAGACATCTTGTATATCCAATCTTTGTAGGGTTTAATGAACAAGAATATTCAGATGACCAATTAAAAGATATTTTAGATGAGAATGTTAAAGGAATAATTCTACCAGGTGGAAAACATTTAACTCTATATGAGTATGACCAGAAATTAAAGTCTTATGAGAATAAAATCAATCATTTACAAGACTCACTTGACATTGCCCGTACATATGGCAACAGTGAGATGGAATTAAAATATAAAATGAAATTAAGTAAGGCATTAAAGGATTATAATGCATTGAAATCTTTTGGCAAAACAAAGTCAAAAATTAAATTAAAATTTAAATAAAATCACGATTTAATTATTTACAATTGGCTGAAAATTGTATATAATACTTATGTGGTAAGCAACTCATTATGCTAACCCTCTTACTTGTGGGTATCCTCATAGATTTCTATGGGGATGCTCAATAAGAAATAGGGTAGTTGAGATGATTACAACACACAATCCACGCAGATTAGTGCCTGCGGCTTTACAAATTAAACTGATTTAAAAGATTGTTAGGAGGTAACATAATGAACATTAAGGAACTTTTTGAAAACTCTGAAAACGGAACACTCACATATGAACAGTTTGAAAAACTTGCTAAAGATGGTGGAGCAAAATTTACTGACTTATCAGAAGGTAAGTATGTAAGTAAATCAAAGTATGATTCAGATATTAAGTCAAAAGATGATGCAATGACATCTCTCAACACACAGATTGAGGATTTAAATGCAACAATTACCACAAGAGATACAGACTTATCTGAATTACAGAAGAAATTAGAATTAGCTGGTGAAGATGCTACAAAGATTTCTGATTTGAATGCAAGTTTAACTCAGTTACAGAGTAAGTACGAACAGGATGTAAAAGACTATCAGTCAAAAATGGCTAAACAGTCTTACGAGTTTGCAGTTAGAGAATTTGCTAACACACAAAAGTTCACTTCACAGGCCGCAAAGAGAGATTTTGTTAACTCAATGATGGCTAGAGAGCTTCAGATGGAAGATGGAAAGATTTTAGGTAGAGAAGATTTTGTTGAAAACTATGCAAAAGAAAATTCAGATGCTTTTGTTGTAGAAGAACCAGAACCTACACCACCAGCAGAGCCATTGCCATCATTCGCAGCTTCAACAAAGGGTGCAGAACCCGATAATAAAGACGTATTTAACTTTAACTTTACAGGAGTTAGAGCAAAAGATTAATTTTTTATTCAAAAGGAGAAAAGAAAAATGGCAGCATTAAATTATGCAAAGCAGTATAGTGATGCACTTGCACAGGCATATCCTTACACACTCAACTTTGGTGCATTATATGCTACTGCAAATAACCAGACTTACAGATGGGTAAACGCAAAGACAATTGAAATCCCATCAATCGTTACAACAGGACGTGTAGACTCTAACAGAGATACAATCGGTACTGCTCAGAGAAACTTTGATAATGCTTGGGAGACAAAGGTACTCTCAAATCAGAGAAAGTGGTCTACACTTGTTCATCCAATGGACATTGACCAGACAAATCAGGTTGCAACAATTTCTAACATCACAAAGGTATTCAATGATGAACAGAAGTTCCCTGAAATGGATGCATACCTTATCTCAAAGGTTTATGCAGATTGGACAACACTTGGTAAGCAGGCAGATACACAGACTCTTTCAGCATCAAATGTACTTACAGTATTTGATGACTTAATGCTCAATATGGACAATGCAAATGTACCTGCAAACGGACGTATTCTCTACTGTACACACGAAGTTAAGAAGCTTCTTAAGACAGCGGCTCAGATTACAAGAAGTCTTGATGTTGAGTCAGCTGGAACACTCATTAACAGAGTTGTTAACAGACTTGATGAAGTTGAAGTAATTGGTGTACCTGCATCACTTATGATGACATCATATGACTTCACAACAGGTTGGAAGCCAGCAGGTGGAGCATCACAGATTAATATGTTCCTTGTTCATCCATCAGCAGTTATCACACCTGTAACTTACACATTTGCTCAGATTGATGAGCCAAGTGCTGGTTCAGAAGGTAAGTACATCTACTTTGAGGAATCATTTGAAGATGTATTCATTCTTAACAAGAAAGCAGACGCTATTCAGTTTAACGTAGCTTAATCAACAGACAGTAAAGAGGAAGAATAATGGTATTAGTTCAAAAAGCTAATAGGGTTATTAGTATCTCTGAACTTGATGTAGAAACATACATCAATCAAGGTTATAACGTAGTTGATGAAAATGGTAAGGTGCTGAAGAAATCAGCACCTACCAATATTGATGAGTTAAAAGCCGAGTTGGATGCACAGAAAGTACTTGTTATTGAACTCGAAAACGAAAACAAAAAGTTGAAAGATGAAATCAAGAAGTTAAAGAGTGCAAACAACGAACCTGTAGTATCAGAGAATGCAGAACCCGAAGCTAAACCAAAAAGAAGTGCAAAGACTTCTAAATAATGTAACTTAAGTAGGTGGTAGAGTTTATGTATTTAACATATGATGAATATTTGAATATGGGTGGTACGATGGATTCTACCACTTTTGATGAGTTAGATTTTGAAGCAGAGAGTATTATAAATTTATACACATACAACAGACTACACAATGATGTTGAATTCTCTGACAATGTTAAGAGATGTGTATATGCATTAATTAAACTCGTTCAGTCTAAATCTACACTTGTTCCTAAACTTGATGCCAATGGAAATGTAGATGCTACATCAGCTGGTATTACATCACAGTCAAATGATGGTGTATCAATCAGTTATAACGTATTATCTGCAACAGAAATCGTTGGAAGATATACCAATGATATTAAGAGCATCATTTCTCAATATCTTGCTTGGGAAGTAAACAGTTTAGGACACAGATTATTGTTTAAAGGATTATATTCAGATGAGTAATTATCCAATTTGGTGGGAAAATACACTAACTGTATACAACAAGTATGAAGATAAGTTAACTAATCTTGTTACTTGGCACAGAACAGTACTTACAGGTTGTTTTTGGAAGTACGTAGGAGAGAAGCTTAGTGTAGGTACTACAGTAATTGAGACAAACAATACAGTATGTAGAATACCTGAAAATCCAAAATATTTACCTAAATATCAATGGGAACAGTTACCAAACTTCGAGATGAGTGAATATTTCACATTCGGTGTTGGTGACATTATTGTTTTAGGTGAAGTTGAGGATGAGATAAACGAGTATGTAAGTGGTAGTCGTTCTACAGATTTTGTAGCAAAGTATAAATCATTGCAAGGATGCATACAGATTAAAACTCTCTCTGTTGATGTAGGAGCAGGTAGATGTAACCCACATTATAAAGTCACAGGTGAATAATATGGGAGCTTTTGGATTATCTTGTAAGACAACAATTAATAAGGATGCAATTCAACAGAGAATTGATAGTTTAATTGATGACGATTTAATGTTACAAGTACATCAGAAATTTGCAGAAACCATAGACCCTTGGACTCCATATAGAACAGGTGCAACATCTCGTTCAGGTTTACGTCAAGTAAAGCCAGACAGAGTAATTTATGGTGGTGGAGATATTGATTATGATGTGTACATTTATTATGGAACTCATATGAATTTCAATCCACAATTTCACCCATTAGCCACTGCTATGTGGGATAAGGTTGCAATGCAATCACAAAGAGAACCATTTGCACAAGAAGTTTGTGAGTTACTTAAGAATAAGGCAAAGGGAAAATAAATGGACAAAAATCAATCAGTAATTGAGTATTTATTGGATTGTCCTCAACTCAAACAAAATCCATTGTTTTTCAATGCTATAAATGCTCAAGATAATAATAAACAGATAGTGACGTTGGCAAACGATATTAAAGTCAATAAACCATTTATAGATGGAAGTGTAATGAGACGTTATACGTTCACAATTATTGATTTCAAATCTGTTACGTACCAACCAGTAGTTAAACTACCTGGTGAACAGTACAAGAATGAAAATGTGTCAGATATGTTTGATGCACAAGGCATTATTGATTGGATATCTGAACAGAATGATATTAGGAATTTTCCAGACTTTGGAAAAGATACACAGATTGAAGAGATTAAAGCGTTGAGTGAAAATCCAAACTTGAATGGTATCGACTCATCAAGTACACCGTCACTAGCAAAATATAGTATATCAATTCAAATTGATTACATAGACTTTTCTAAAAAATTATGGAGGTAATTTAAAATGGCAGTTAATCAGTTTAACTTAGCTGAAGGTCAGAGAGCCGAGAGAAAACTTCTTATCACTGTTGCTGAATGGACAGAGGACAGTACTCAGGTAAGAGAGATTCTTGGTACTCGTACAGAGGATTCTGCAATTGAATATAACACAGATATTCAGACATCTACAGATATTCTCGGTCACAACTTCACAGATATTAATAAGACTCAACCACAGCAGGATTTCGACCCATATCTTGTACTTGGTGGTTCAAAACTTGGTGCTAAACTTAATGATATCAGAAAGAGAAATGCTCTTTCAGAACTTTCACAGTTTACACTTTATATCATTACTGCATTCGTTGGTAGTGCAGAAGATGGTTATGAAGCTGAAAAGCATACTGGATGTACAATCACATATACATCAATGGGTGGAGATGCAAATGTTAACTTCCCAATTTCTATTTACTTTAGTAATGTAATTACTAATGGTACAGTTGATAAGTTATCAGATGATTTCACATTTACACCAGATGTAACAATTTAATTGAGTAGAGAGGAGTTATATAATGAGTGATACTAACATTAAACTTAATGATGTCGAGGATGTAGTGGAATCTACATCCTCTGATGTAATAGAAAACGTAAATGATGTGGTAGTTGATATTGATTTAGATTTATCAGTAACACGTAAGAAGAGAATCCGTATCAATGGAGATAATTCAAAGATAATTGAATTGGATTTATCAGATATGACAATCGGTAACAGATTGGATGAAGAATACAAGAAACTGATGGACTATATGAATACTGTTAAAGAACTTGCATCTACAACAAATGATGATGTTGAATCGTTATCGGTTGATTATTCACAGTTCAAAGAAATTGATAATAGGATGAGAGAATGTATTGATAATATATTTGATTATCCAGTATCTGAGATTTGTGCTCCAAAAGGTTCAATGTATGACCCATTTAATGGTTCATTTAGATTTGAACATATTATTGACACTCTTACAAAGTTATATGAGACAAACATCAATGATGAATATAAGAAGATGTCAAAGAGAATAAATTCTACTGCCGCTAAATATACAAAGGGAAGAAAGAAGCGTTAATGGCTTCATACAGTCTTCCTACAGAAATCACTTTTAATGACGGTTCACAAGTACCAATACGAAATCAAGGAGATTTTCGTGTAGTACTTGACTGTTTTGAGATTTTAGGTGATATGGAATTAAGTCAAAAAGAAAGGTTATTAACGTGTCTTATAGTATTTTTTGAGGATATGGAGACAGTTGATGACCTTAATTTTTTACCTGATATTGAAGAAGCTGTCGATAAAATGAATTTATTTTTTAATTGTGGCAGTGACTATCAAGATACAACACCTAAACCAAAACTAATGGACTGGAACACTGACAGTATGTTAATATTCTCTGCCGTAAATAATGTCGCAGGACGTGAAATTCGAGCAGATGAATACTTACATTGGTGGTCATTTATGGGATATTATATGGCAGTAGGTGAATCCTCATTGTCCACAGTAGTTGGCATTAGAAGTAAAATGGCAAAAGGAAAAAAACTTGAAAAATATGAATTAGAATTTAAAAGAAACAATCCTCAATATTTTGTTTGGGATAGTAAATCATCAGAACAGAAAGAGGCTGATAAATTAGCTAGGGCATTATGGAATAGCACGTAGGTGGTGAAAAATTATGGCAACATCAGTAGATTATGATGTAGAATTAACCGTTGGATTGGACACATCTAATATTGGTACTCAATTAGAAGATTTAAAAAAGAAAATTGAAGATGCTTTTAAGGTAGATGTTGATAATCCACAGTTAAAAGAATTACAAAAACAATTACAAGAGAATGTTCAGACGGCTGAACAACTAAAGCAAAAATTAGGTGAAATAAATACCGATACAGTTGATGGAATGAGTGAGGGTTTAAGTGAAGCTGCTAATAATTCTCAGGAGTTAGTTGATGCAATATCTGGTATAGACGAAAAAGTACAGTTTATGACTACCGTATTGGCGGCTGGATTTATGGATATGGCCGAGGGTATGAATGTAATTATAGATGGTATGAGCTCAGCAGCTAATAATGCAGAAGAATTATCAGATTCAGGTGAAAAAGCATCAAATAATTTTTCTAAATTGCAGACATTTATATTAGGTGTTGCAATGGGTATTGATGAAGCTACTGATGGAGCTACAAACTTTTTTGATAAGACTTTGAAAATGGTTCAAGCTTTTCAGAAGATTGGAAATGGGTTTGCTCAAGTAAGAACTGGTGTATTAGGACTTGCAGATACGTTTATAGGTTTAGATGGTAAATTAAATAGTTTTCTATCTAAATTTACATCAGGATTCTCAAGAGGTAGGAATTCAATTGATAGATGTAGTTTTTCTTTGAAAAACATGGTTGGAACTATAATGGGTGTGACACTTGGTGTACACGGATTATGGGGAATCTTTAACAAAATTAGGGGCTCAATCATATCAAGTTTTAATCTTGCATTGTCGGGAGTGCCTAAAGTTAAGGCTCAATTTGATGCACTTAAAAATCAGATTCAAACAATAAAAGTACAATTAGCATCTGCTTTCTTACCTCTTGTTGAGATTGCAATGCCAATAATCAATAAAATCATTGGTGCAATGTCAGGACTTGTTAGCATGGTAAGTCAGTTTGTGGCTGCTCTTACAGGTGCAAGTACTTGGAAAAGAGCTGTAGTAACTGGTGGAGATAGTGCTGGTGGTGGAAAGAGTGGAAAATCTGCTGAAGAAAAGAAACAAGAGCAGATAGATAAAGCAAAAGCCAAAGCTGATAAAGAACAAGAAAGAGTAAATAATAGAAATGCAAAAGCACTTGAAAAACAGGCAAAAGCATATAAAGATGCAGAAAAGGCCGCTAAAGGATATTTAAGTCCATTAGATGAATTAAATAACATCAGTATTGATGAACAAGAGATTGAAGAACCAGAGTTAGAAGAGTTCGATTATGATGATTATTTAGCAGGATTATTAGATGCATTAGATGATGCAGCTGCTGGTGCTGGTGGTGTATCAGTACAGTATGTAGATGAAGCTATTAGTAGTGGAATTGCAGAAGCAGCGGCTAAAGTAAGAGAAATTCTTGAATCTTTATTTGCACCATTAAAAGAAGCTTGGGATGCAGTTGGAGACTATGTTATGAAGTCTTGGAAATATGCATTAGAACAAGTTTGGACATTAGTAAAAGACATTGGTAAATCATTCTTAAAAGTATGGACTGGTGACACAATGCAAAAAGTATTCCAGAATGTATTACTTATCATAGGTGATATTGGTTTGGCAATTGGAAATCTTGCAAGACAGTTTGACATTGCTTGGAATAAGAATGATGTAGGAACAAGAATCTTTGAGAACATTGCTAAACTTCTTGAAATTATAACTACACATGTACATAATATCACATCAGGATTTGCAGAGTGGGCTGGCCAATTAGATTTTTATCCTTTATTAGAGGGAATTGCAAATTTACTTGAAGCAATGCAAGGTCCAGTAGATTTTATTGGTGGTGTATTAGAAGATTTTGCGAGTATTGTAGTAGAACCATTTTTACAGTGGGTAATTGAAGAAGGTCTACCAAAATTACTTAAAGTATTTGAAGATTTTATGTATGATATAGATTGGGATGCTTTAAGAAGTAAACTACAAGAGTTGTGGAAATCATTAGAACCATTTATGGAAACTATAGGTGAAGGTCTTATAATTTTCATTGATAGATGTGCAGATGCAATTGCTAATTTTGCAAATTCAGATAAATTTGATAAATTTATTGATTCTTTAATAAGATTTATGGATAAAGCTGACCCAGAGGGTGTAGCAAATGCAATAGAAATACTTGTTAAGGCATTTATAGGATTTAAATTAGCAGTTCTTGGATTCAAAGCTATAAAGGGTATAGATGGTATTGTATCAACATTCTTAAATGTATTTAAAAATGTTGATACAATTGCAAGTGGAATAAAGAGTATTGCTGGCGGATTAAAAGATTTAGTAGCAAATTCAGCTGGAGTTAAATCTCTATCTACTGTTATGGAGAGTTTTGGTGGATTTGGTAGTATGATGACAATGGATTTAGGTACTATATTCGGTGCTGGTACTGCCGCAGAAATTGGTGTTGCACTTGCTACAGGAATTGCTGGTTCATTTATTGCTGCTATTGGTGGTTTTCATCTTGGAAAATGGTTAGGAGCAACTATTACTGGAGATGAGGAACTTTATGATTCATTTAAATGGCTTGGTGAGGGTGGATTCTTTGATTCATTTAAATATTTCTGTACAGAAATGATTCCAGAGACACTTGGACAAGCTAAGCAATCTATTAGTGATTGGGCAACAAATGCAGGACAGTCATTTAGTGAATGGGACGCAAATGTAGGACAGTCATTTACCGAGTGGTCAACAAACACAAAGCAAAATATAGGATTATGGATAGCTGAAACAGGACAGTCATTTGAAGAGTGGAAAGTGAGTGCTTCTGATAAGTTTACTCAATGGGGAGATAAAATAAGTGAAGTGGTATCCAGTGCTAAAAATTCATTTAACGAATGGAAAGAGAATGCTAAAAATGCTATAGTATCGTGGTATGAAGATACAGTTAAACCTAAATTCTCAACTGAAAATTGGTTAAAGACATATGATACAATGAAAACTGCATTAAAAACCAAATGGACAGAAACTACGACACAGTGGAAGACTGATATTCAAAATTGGTGGCAGAATGACGTAGTTAATAGACTAAATCAAAGTAAATGGATGACTACATTAAAGGATATACCAACTACATTTAGACAAAGTTTTAATCAAGCAAAACAAAATGTAATTAATGTATTTAGAGAAATATCTTCATCATTCAGTAGTTGGATATCATCAATTAAGTCTGGAATAAGTAACATATTCTCATCACTTACAAGTGTTAAGAATAAAGTAACAGGATTTTTTAGTAGTTATTCAAATAGTGGTTATCGTATAAACGGAGCTGCCACAGGTACAGTAATTCCACCTACAATGCAAGAACATATTGTAAGAGTCGGTGATAATAATAGAGATACAGAAATTATTTCACCTCTTAATACAATGAAAGAAGCAATGATTGAGGCTTTATCTGCATATGGCGGATACGGTGGAAATACAGATAACAGTGATATTGTTATTCAGATTGATGGTGCAGAGGTATTTAGAGCTGTAAGAAATCAATCTACTGAATATAAAAAACGTACAGGAAGTCCTGCATTCACATAAGGAGTAAAAGTATGGCAAATTCAAGAATAGTATTTAAATTTGGTGATTACAATTTTCCACTTGAATACATACAATGGAACACCTTTAAAGTAAAGCCAAATCAAAGACAAGACCTAGATTCGTATACAGATGCAAGTGGTTTGACACAAAGAAATGCATTGGAACACACTAAAACTGACATCCAATTTAGTACGATTAAATTGTCAGAAGATAAGTATCGTAGTATAATGAATGGTATAGTAAGGAATTATAGAAACCCTAGAGAACGTGATGCCAATTGTGAATACTACGACCAAGAATATGGTGCAAATAAAACTGGTCACTTTTATCTTAATCCAAGTTTAGAAGTGCCAATTGTTGGCATTGATAGTGACGGAAAATTTATTTATGACGCAGTAACATTTCATTTTATAGAGTATTAGGATTATGCAAGTATCAGATTTAGTAAAAAACGAATATCGAGACAATTCAATAATGAAATATATTAGATTGTCATTCCCAGAGCTGGGAATGACAATTACTAATGACCAAATTTATACAGAAAGTCTCAAATTAAAAGAATCTTTATGCGAAAGTAAGAATATTGAATTTGTAGGTTGTATTGCATCTTCTTTTAAAATTAAGGTTAGTAATTTAAAACAAGACATTAAAGGTAAGAAGATAGAAGCTTACATCTATACAGATGCAACATCATCATCACCAATAAAATTATTTTCAGGTATTGTAGACAGTGTTGTACGAGATAGTAATAAACGTAGTAAGGAAATTACTGCTTATGATGTTTTATACTCAAAAGGTAACATAGACGTAGCTGGTTGGTATAAATCACTAACATTTCCTATAACATTACTTAATTTAAGAAATAGTTTATTTAGCTATTTAGGTATAACACAAGTATCTGCAACATTGCCAGCTGATACGATATCAGTAAATAAACAATATAATCCAGAGTCATTACAATCAATTACTGTTATACGTTCTATATGTCAGATTAATGGTATGTTTGGTATTATAAATAGAGATGGTAAATTTGAATATAGAGCACCAATAAAAGATTTAGAGAATGTAGAACATTTTGATTTTTATAGAACAGTTGATTTTGAAGAGTTTGAAGTAAAACCTGTGGATAGAGTTATTGTCAGACAGAATGAGGATGATTCTAAACAGGTGGCATATGGTGGTGGAAAAAATACTTACATTGTGCAAGGTAATATGTTTACTGTAGATTTAGGTCAGAATGTTAAAAAATCTATTGCACAATACATTCATGATTCAATAAGTGGTTTTAAGTATATACCAGTTAAAAGTAGTAATAATGGATTACCGTGGATAGAATGTGGATTAGATGCCGTCAGTTATGAAGTTTATAATTATGACTACGATAAATCTAAACCTGATGATTCAGAGTTTATAAACAAAACATTTTATGTTTTAAACAGAGAGATGTCTGGAATACAGGCATTAAAAGATTCTTATATATCAGAGGGTGATGAATACCAGGTAGAATTTATTACAGATTTACACACACAGATTGAGTCTATTAAGAGAACATCACAGGAAAAACAGTCATTATCAATTAAGACAGTTGAGTATTTGTTGCCTGCTAGTATTAATGAGTCAGCAATAGCAAGTGGTGAAACACATACTGTTGAGACATTTGAATTTAGTAATGGTTCTGAGGGTGAAAAGGCATCATTCTATAGTTGTATAAATTTTATGGCTGAAACAAATGTTGTCGAGGATGTATATTCAGATTGTAGAGTAGTAGCCAAATTATTACAAGATGATACTGTAGTAAAAACTATAACTTGTGATTATGGAGATGGTGGACATATGATGATGTTAAACTATCTTATAAAAGATTTAACAAAAGGTAATCATACATTCCTTGTAACATTATCAGTAAGTAATGGTAAAGTAGATTCTATAAACCTTGTTAGTTCATACATATTATCAGCCGCAACAACAGGTGGTGATTATTCATTTGATGGTGGATTTTCTACAGAAGATTATGATGCTTTTGATGATTTTGGTAATTGGGGTTATGATGTATTACCAGATGGTATCATTCCCGAATACATGGATGAGGAAATTTTAGACAATAACCCTACTAAATTTGAATCAATGATTAAGAAATATATGAATCCTAGCCCAACTGTAACAGATTTCCCCGATGTATCGCATTTATCGCAATGGTATTTATCTAAATACATATTGATGCATAGTCAGTATTATGGCGAAGAGTTTTATAAAACATCGGGCGGATATTATAGAAAAAAAGGAGCAGTAGGAACAGACAAAGCTCCTATACAAGGAAGAGTTGGACAAAATTCAGTTTTGTTTTATATACCTATAAAGAGAATTAGAGGCTATCATTTCTTTAAATTTGATGGAAGATTGATACAGTATAATGGTATGCCGAGAGGCTGGGAATCAGTTGAAAATTGGCACAAATATCAAGCAGGAGTGGCGGCCGTGATAGACGGTAAAATGGTAACAAGATTATCTCCATATGTGACTTGCACAGAAGTCACAGATTGGCAGACTCATTCAGTGGGTATTTCTACATTACCATATGTTGATTACATAGTAATGTTCGGATGTTTTGGTTCGCCTGCGTATAGAAATTTCAAATTTGTGAGGTGATTTTATGGCTCAATATGTTGGAAAAGATAAACGATTAGCATATTTATTTGAACACGGAGGTGGCGGAGGAGGAGGAACTGAATTTGTCGAAATGACAATGGAGGAATACGAAGCGTTACCTTACACCAAATTAACAGACGGTGTTCCTAGATTGATTACTAATTATTCAGAAGGCGGAGAAGGAAAACAAATATATGATGATACAGAACGTGTTATCGGTACTTGGTTCGGTGAACCTTTATACAGAAAAGTTATAAAAATAACAAAAAATATTTCTATAACGGCAAATGAATGGACTAATATATACGATAATATTGGAAATATAAAAATTATATCTGCAAAATTTTTAAATTCTACAAATAATGGATATTTGAGTGGAATATGGTATAGACCAAATAATAATAATTTAGAAATGTATTTTAGATATAATATTGGTGCAGTAGCTGTTTATAACGCTAATATTATTTTAGAATATACAAAGGTAGGTGATTAACTATGGATAAAGGAACACTTATTGTAAATGGGATAGATTATTCAAATGGTGGGGGGAGTTCAGGCGGCTCAGATGTATATTGGGAACAAGTTGTAACAGAGGGTGAAAAAATAGCAGAGGTTACAATAAATGAAATCACGACTGAAGTATTTGCACCAAAAGGTGGAAGTGGTTCATCAGTTGACGTAGCACCAGTCGGAACAATTATTTCTTATATGGGGAATACACCGCCCGCAAATTATCTTGCCTGTGATGGTAGCATATATAATATTTCTGATTATGTGAAATTGGCAAACCACATCAATAAAGAATTTGGCAGTTTTAATTATTTCGGTGGAGATGGAATTATAACATTTGCTGTACCAGATTTAAGAGGTGAATTTTTAAGAGGTACTGGAACCAACAGTCATCAGTATGGTGGAAAAGGTTCATCTGTAGGTGTGCATCAAGCACCTACATTGATTCCATATATTACACCTAATGTGAACGGCCATCTTATATATTATGATAAACCTTCTATTACAGATTTTATATCTAACGCAGATGAAATAAATAAAAATGCAACGAGAGGAAAAGCAATACAAGGTAGTCAATGGGGAACAAGTACATATAATGGTAATATGGCCACAAGACCAACGAATACGTCGGTTTTATATTGCATCAAGTACGATTTAGAATATATAGGATTAAATGATTATTCAAAAGAGCAGGTTGTAGGAACATGGATTGATGGCAAGCCTATTTATAGAAAAATGATTGAGATAACTCCAACGTCCGAAACTTATAAAACTCAAACATTTCCGCATAATATTGCAAATGTTGAAAATATTTGCAGATATGAAATGTTTTTAGTGTTTAGTAGTGGAATGGTACAACCAATGCCAGGAGCGCAATTTACATCATCTGGTATCAATGTTGCTTTGACGAACTTTTGTGATGTTAGCCGAACAAATATAGAAGTTGTGTTTGGTTACAATAGAAGCTCAGCAACAGTGAGGGTATTTATTGAATACACAAAAACAACGGATTAAATATTATGATTAGATTTTTCAAAAAACGAGGATTTACAGATAAACTATATATAATCAATTTAATATTTACTTGGATGTATACACTTATATGTCTTGTATTATCAGTATTTGGTAGTGTATTAGGTATTGATGATTATTCTTTTGTATCTGTAGTATGTCCTCTTATATGGGCCGAATTAAGTATTCATACAGGATTTATCATATGGAAAGCCAAAGCTGAAAATATGCATAAACATAGCGTATCAGAAAACATTACAATGTAAAGGAGATTCAAAATGAAAACAGAAATTTTTATTGAGGTTATGAAATGTATTATGTCAGTATTAGGTATTATAATCACTGCCTACGTAATTCCATTTATTAAGACAGTAATTAAACCTTATATTGAATCAAAGATTGGAGAGATTGAAACTAATAGACTTATTGACTTTATTGAAGATGCAGTTGAATGGGCTAATCAGACAATTCCAGCAGATGAGTGGGAAAGAAAGAAATCAGAAGTAATGTCAAAAGTAATTAAGTTTATGGAAGATGAAGTAAAGATAACATTGTCATTAGATGACATTGATACTATTGTAGAAGCATTTGTTAAGAGATGTAAGAAAGAAGACTAATAAATGGGAGATATAATCACAGCTATTGTTTTAATACTAATTTTAATAGGTACAACATTAGTAGTTTTCAGTTCAGTGGCGCTTGATGTTGCAAGTGCATTTATGAGATGGATTGAAGAAAGGAAATAAAATGGGATATACAGAATCACAAGCAAAAGCATTCATATCGTATATAGCGCCAATAATTCAAATAGAGTCAAGGGCAAGAGGTTATAAAGTTTGTTCGACAGTAATTGCTCAGGCAATTATAGAGGGTGCATGTGGTACATCTTCACTTGCTAAAAATTATCATAACCACTTTGGTATGAAATGTGGCTCTTCTTGGAAAGGTAAATCAGTCAATATGAAGACTAAGGAGGAATACATAACTGGTACTTTAGTCACAATCAAAGATAATTTTAGGGCATATGATAACGATAGAGACGGAGTAAAAGGGTACTATGATTTCATATCTACAAATCGTTATGCTAATTTAAAGAATGCAACGACATATAGACAGTATGCTGATATGCTGAAACAGGATGGTTATGCCACATCAAGCACATATGTAAATTCATTGTGTAAGACTGTCGAGAAATATGGGCTGACGGTTTATGATAAAGAAGAGAGTCAGAATATAATTGTACAACCAACATATTCTGTCGGTAAAACTTACACAACTACAGTTAATTTATTTGTAAGAGTATCACCAAGAGGAGATAAGAAAAAATTCTCTGAATTATCAGTTAACGCAAAGAAGAATGGATTTGCTGATAACAACGGTGATGGAATATTAAAGCGTAATACCAAAATTACTTGTAAAGGAGTTCAGACAACAAATGGTCAGATTTGGATTCAAATTCCAAGTGGATGGATTTGTGCAGTGAATTCAGGTAATGAAGTTTATGTAGAGTAGGAGGGTTTATGAAAAAGCATGATGAGTATGATAAACCTAAAAAGCGTAAATGCCGAACACAAGTAGCATGGACAAAAAGTAGAGTTGATAAATTCATTGAAATGGCTATGTTGAGTGATGATGAAGCTTATATTATGCGTTCGAGAATCCACAAAATACCAGTATCCGTCCAAGCTGATTATTTAGGATATTCAAAATCAAACATATACAGAATGGTAAGAGAACTTAAAAAGAAATATGATATCATCCAACAAGAAGTAAATGATGATACAATATTTCCACCAAGAAAATTCAGTAAAGAAGAAGTTTGGATGGACACTCACTAATATAAAGATATTGATTGGTAAATATTAGATTTATAAGTCCTAAAGAACATATTTGTATATGGTGTACATCTTTGTATTAGTGAAGTTTTAGTGAAGTTTTAGAGTAGTTAGACAGAAGTTTAGCTACTCTTTTTTATTGTACAATTTAATTACAGAAAGGAGATATCCAATGGAATTTGATGATGCTTTAGAAATAGTATTAAGGGATGATAGGACAAAGAAAATTCCTGTACTGTATATAATACAAGTAGTAATGATATTAGATGAAATGGGATTGTTAAAGGAGATGTGTTATGAATAATTTTCAGAATCCATACAATAATATGTATCAGCCAAGATATTCATATTCACCAACAAATAATGGAATAACTTGGGTACAAGGTGTAGAAGGAGCAAAAGCATATCAGTTAATGCCAAACAGTAATATGTTATTAATGGACAGTGAAAATGATGGAGTATTCTATATTAAGGTATCTGATAACGTAGGAATGTGTAATTTAAGAACATTCAAGTATGAAGAAGTTACTAATTTTCCAAAAAGTAGTGAAAATCTTGTAGATACATCACAGTTTGTCACTAAAGATGAACTAAATGAAATATTAAATAAGAGATTTAACGGAGGTAAGAATAATGGCAAACAACCTGTTCAACCAACTAAACCAGTCATCACAGAATAGCAGAAGAGAAACTGACGTAAATTCTATTATGCAAGAAGTCAGACAAAGTGGAATGTCAGCAAGAGATTTATTCTTTAAAAAAGTAAGAGAAAGAGGTATTGACCCTAATTCAATACTATCTCAAATACCTATGAATTTTAAATAAATTAGTTGGCCAACTATTTATTATATACCGACAGATGAAAGAATCTGTTGCTAACCTAAAATAATTAAAGGAGGAAAACTTAATATGGAATCAGGATTATCAGCTAGTGATGTTGCTCTTTTGAACAACGATGGTAATTGGGGTGGAAATTCATTTCTTTGGATTTTTGCTCTTCTCATTTTAGCAAATGGTGGACTTGGTGGATGGAACAGAACTGGTGAATTTGGTCAGTATGCTACTGCCGCTAGTCAGCAAGAAATTCTCTTTGGTCAGCAATTCCAGAATCTCGACAATAAGATGGATAGATTAGGAAACGGAATAGCTGATGCTACATTTGCCATTAATAATTCTATTAAGGATGGTAATACAATGGTAGCTGGAAGAGTTGTTGATGAGGGTAGAGGAATCCAGTCTCAAATTGCAGACTGTTGCTGCACAACACAGAGAAATATCGACTCTGTAAGATTTGATATGTCTAATTATGCTTGTGCTATTCAGGCAACTGACACAGCAAATACACAGAAGATTTTGGATGCAATCTCACAGAATAAGATTGAATCACTCCAGGGTCAGATTAATCAGCTTCAGTTACAGAACGCACTTTGTGGTGTTGTAAGATATCCAAATTCTTGGACTTACAATGCAGGTACATCACCATTCTGTAATTGCAACAATGGTTGTGGATGTGGAAACATCTAATGTCACTTAAGGCAAGGTTATAAAGTTGTAAATCTGCATTTTAAGTGACGTAAGCTCCTTAGAATGCAGATTTTTTACATTAAGGAGGTTTATATATGAGTAAATCATTATTATATGGAGTTAATAGAACGCCACAGGTAATAGTAGTTGGTGATAGAATCGACTTTGGACAGGTTGTTAGAAGATACGGTTGTGGTATTAATATGTCTGGTGGAGAGGTATCTATTACAAACGAGGGATATTTTGATATAGATGCAAGTGTAACATTTGTAGCTGGAGCTGCTGGTGTTGTTACAGTCACTCTATTAAAAGATGGTGCTATTATACCTGGTGCAGGTGCAAGTGCTACTGTAGCTGATGGAGATACTGTTACATTAGTATTGCCACCAAGTGTAATTAGACAGAAATGTTGTTGTGAATCAACAATCACTGCAATGATTACAGGTGTTATTGGCTCAATTACAAATGCAACAATACGAGTGGAGAAAGACTAATGAATAAGGATTCTATGGATATTCTAAACATAATGAGTTTCATAATAGGTGTTATGAATTACGATGAAAACTTAACACAATCTGATAAACAAGATTTGTCGAATGAATTAAGTACTCAAATAGATAGGTTATTAAAGGATATTCATACACATTTAGATTCTCAAGATGCAAAAATAAATAAGATATTGGAGGTGCTGTATGAAAAAGATACAAAGATTGGTTGACCACATTGACGAGGAGATTTGTGGAGCTAAAGATTATGCAGAATCATATCTTGAATATAAGGCAGTTGGAAATGCTCAATGGGCTAACAAGTATCGAGAAATGGCAAATGACGAGTTGAAACATGCTACCTACATACATGATATTATAACCTCTGAAATAGAGACACTATCAAAAGTCTATACTCCACCAGTAGAGATGGAAGAGAAATGGGATAAGTCACATAAAGAGTATGTAGAAAAAGTAGCTTGGATAAAGCAAATGTTGGCTATGTAGGAATATATTATGGATATTTATGAGATTGAAAATACAATAAAAGATTTAGAAGATGGGAACACAACATATGACTCATGTATGAAGTTAGCTTCACTCTATACTGTTAGAGAACATCTTGTATCAAATATAGAAAATGACGTTGTAAAAGAATATAAAGACATTTTGCCCGAATACTATAATTACAAGATTCTTAAACAACAATTTCAACGAGGAGAAGTAAATCAAGAACGTGTATTAACATCTCTAAAGGTTATGTGTAAAGAGATAAATGAATTCATAAATATATTATTAAGTAGTGCAGATATTCAAGAAGAATATGATATTTTAAAATCTCAACTTATGATAAGGAGCAAGTGATTGCTCCTTATTTTTTAGGCATTTGACATATAAATAATAGTTTGATATAATGTTTATGAATTAAAGTTTAAGGAGGCAATCATATATGGCAAACAAACTTATTGAAAAGATTTATGAAATACTTGAAAAGGCAGATTTAAAGGAAATTTGTGATGTTGCATTTGAAGTAAATGCTCATTGCGTATGTGTATACAAAGGTAGTGATGATTACTTCGATACACATATGATGCAGTGGTATCCAGGAGATGACCCAGAGTTTGAAGTTGATGGATATGAAGATTATAAACAACAGATTATAGAATCATTAGTTGATTTAATCTGTTCTGAAATTGAGTTGGATAAATCAGAAATTCAATCTTTTGTAGAAGAGAATTTAGATGATTTATGTGATTATGTATTAGATGAATATGATTTTGAAGATAAGGCAATAGACGAATACGAGGAGTATTAAAATGAAAAACTTAAAAAACTTTGTAAACGAATGTAGAAATGATATTGAATCTTTAGGAATTGAACTTGGAGATATCGCAGATGTTACAGTTAATACAAGAGCTAAAAATAGATGGGGATTGTGTTCTAAGAGACAGGGTAAGTACTATATTTCAATATCAAGTCAGTTATTAGAAGATTCTGTAGATGATATGTCAGTTAAGAATACTGTAGCACATGAATTACTACATACTATTAAAGATGGTATGCGTCATACAGGTGAGTGGAAGAGTGCAGCTAACTTATTAAATGATGTTTATGGATATAATATTAAGAGATGCACATCATATGAAGAAAAAGGCATTGAACGTCCTAAAGATAAAACTAGAAAATCAATGCAACCAAAACATAAACTTAGATGTACATATTGTGGCTATACATACTTGTATCGTAAAACTACAAATACTGTAAAAGATATTATGTACGGAAGAAATAAATACTACTACTGTGCAGTATGTAGTTCAAGAGGTTCTTTAGAATATGTTAAATAGGAGGGTGGTAGAATGAATAGAATAGATAGAACACACATTATTGAATTAGATTTAAATCCAAGAACATATAATGCATTAATACGTGGTGGAATACGTACAGTTGAAGAATTATCTGAACTCGATGAAGATGATTTTAAGAAGATTACTAATCTTGGAAAACATTCGGTTGAAGATATTAGAAATAAATTAAAAGAGTATAATAAAAAATCTCATGAAAGTTATGTTGAGAGTTTTAATCCATTTCTCAATATGGAATTCATTAAAACTTGGGAAGATAGTACAAGAAGTAAAGGTTTTAGTGACGGAGTATTTTTAACATTGAAGTTAGTTTATAAAATGTCTCGAAGATATGATAATAAAATCAATATTCCAACTTTATTAGATGAAGTACGTGAAAAGACAGGATTAACTTTCAGTGAATACGAATTATGGCAGAGATTTGACAAAGAATAAATATTATAGTATAATGTTTACAGTCAATAGTGACTACTCAAAAAACGGAGGAATTGAAAATGATTACAATGAATATTAAAAAATCAAACAGATGTAGTTCAGAATATAGTGCATTCATATCTTTCCCATATGACAACACTATTGTAAACATTATACGTGAGTTACCTTCAAAGTACTGGGACAGTGCAAATAAGGAATGGGAAGTACCTTTAAAGAAAGTTGAGTATCTCATATCTAAACTTAATGATTTTGATATTACAATCAATGCAGATAATTTAGATATGTTTAATACAGAAGAACCAAAGGCAGTTGTACCAAGTGATTTTAACTTTAAGACAACACCATTCAATCATCAGATTGATGGATTTAATTTTGGTTTATGTCACGACAGATGGTTACTTGCAGATGAGCAGGGACTTGGAAAGACAAAACAGGTAATTGATATTGCAGTTGCAAAGAAGTTACAGAAAGGTTACAAACATTGTCTTATAATCTGTGGTGTAAATGGTCTTAAGTGGAACTGGCAGAATGAAGTATCTGTTCACTCTGATGAGACAGGATACATTCTTGGACAGAGACAGAAGAATAACAGATTAGTCATTGGAAGTAATAATGATAAATTAACTGATTTAAACGAGTTGCCATCTAATTCTAGCTACTTTATTATTACTAACGTAGAAAGTCTAAGGAATGAAGATATAACCTCTAAAATCGTTGAATTATGCAAGTGTGGAGAGATTGGATTAGTTGCAATTGATGAGGTACATAAATGTAAAGACCCACAGTCTCAACAAGGTAAGGGAATGTTGAAGATTGATGCAGATTGCAAGATTGCTATGACAGGTACTCCATTAATGAATACACCAATGGATTTTTATATCATCCTTAAATGGTTAGGATATGAAAAACATTCATTCTACTCATTCAAACAACACTATTGTGTAATGGGTGGATATGGTGGATATCAGGTTGTAGGTTATAAGAATCTCAATGAGTTACAGGAAAATCTTACAGACATAATGCTTCGTAGACTTAAAGATGATGTACTTGATTTACCAGAGAAATTATTCATTGATGAATATGTTGATATGACTGCAAAACAGTCTGTTATCTACAAAGAAGTATCAATGGAAATCAAAAGCAACATTGACCAAATCAAGATGGTATCTAACCCACTTGCAGAACTCATTAGAATGAGACAGGCAACAGGTTATACAGGAATTCTTTCATCTACAATTAAGGAATCTGCTAAATTAGACAGAATGGAAGAAATCGTAGAAGAATCTGTATCTAACGGAAAGAAAGTTGTTATCTTCTCTAATTGGACACAGATGACAGATGTAGTACTTGAGAGACTTGTAAATTATCATCCAGCTGTAATCACAGGTGATACAAATGATGCAGACAGACAGTCAATGGTAAATCGTTTTCAGAATGATGATAAGTGCAAAGTAATTGTTGGTACAGTAGGTGCTATGGGTACAGGACTTACACTTACATCTGGTTCAGTTGAAATCTTTTTAGATGAACCTTGGAATATGGCACTTAAAGACCAGGCCGTTGATAGATGTCATAGAATTGGTCAGAATAGTAATGTTACAGTTTATACATTACTTGCAAAGAATACTATTGATGAGAGAATTCACGAGATAGTATACAAAAAGGGTACAATGTCAAAGGCAATGGTTGATGGTGCATTTGATAATGTAGATAAAACAGAATTATTAAACTATCTGTTATCATAAATAGGAGGTGAAAATATTATGAACAATACAGAGGAAAGATTATTAAAGGTACAAGAGGTGTCAATCTTAATTGACTCCTCTATACAGACAATTAACAATTGGTATCGTTGGAAGTTAAGTAATCCAACACACGAGATGGCTCAGTTACTACCTGACTTTATAAAACAGGGTGCAAAAGGAACAAGATATTGGCATCAGTCAGATGTATGGAAACTCATTCAGTTTAAGAAAAGTCTTACTCAAGGAAGAAATGGAATAATGGGTGATATCACTCAAAAATATGTCAAGAAAAACAAGAAAAAGGAGAAATAGAAATGACAACAACTTTAGATGCTTTAATAATGCAATACGTTGATGACAAGAAATCTTTAGAAGATTACAAGAAGATTGTAGATGTTAATAATACCGAGATTAAAAACATTATGGCTGGTATGAATATCGACAAGTATCAGATTAATGGATACACTGCAAAGATAACTGTTCAGAACAGAGAGACACTTAATGTAGATAAATTATTAACTATTTTAGAATCTCATAAAGATGAAATACCAAATGATATTGTAAAAATGAGACCATATGTTGATATGGAAGCTCTTGAATCTGCAATCTATAATGAGAAGATTGATAATCAGATTCTTATTGAGATGGATAAGTGTAGAGAAACTAAAGAGGTTACTACATTGAGAGTATCCAAATCTAAAAGTGTGGAGGATTAAATATGTATAATGCACTATTAATATTTATTGGAATGGGATTAACTATAGCAATAGAATGTATTGGTATAGTTGTTCTATCAATCATCCAAGTTAGAAAGAGAAGAGATAAAAACAATGAGTAGTAAGATTAGAAGTGTTAGAAGAGATGTAGTTAAAAATAAAATGAAAAGTGTAGACTGTAAGAACATAAATAAACACTCTAACGGTAAAAGCTTTTTTGCAAATTATTGGAGATATACACCAGTTAAGTACAGAGGAGAGAATAACAATGGCACAGAATAAGTATGAAAGTAAAGCAATAATCACATCAATCACTGCTACGTCAAGAGCATCTGTAAAAATCAAAGATAATTTCTATACAATTGAATATGCCGAGGAAAGATTAATTCCAGATTTAGAAGATATTGATGTTGAAGAAGAACGTAATTTATTATGGGATACTGTAAATAATGAGGTAGATACTCAAATTGCAGATATCTTAAAAACTTTTGGAAGTAAATAATAATTTTGTATTGACTATAAAAATGGCACTTGATACAATAACAGAGTGATTAGAGTTTATTCACACTTTATCTAACACCTTTAACTAAAGATTGTGACGGATAACTTGTCGGTTTAAATTTCATTCACAACTCGTTGACTGATGTTTGGGGCATCGGTTAATGCTATTTAAATATCGGTCAACATTAGACTCATACTTTAGAGTACCCCAAATGCTCTATTGTATGAGTTTTTTAATTCACAAGTAAGAGGTAAATATGAAATATTCTATATTAGGTTTTAACCAAGCCAAAGTAATGGAAACTAATCTTGATTTAACAGATTTAGTTTTACTTGAATATATAATACAAGCAAATGGGTCACCAAAAATGACACATCTTATATGTGATGATATTCCATATGTATGGATTAATCACAACAAATTACAAGAAGATTTACCAATTCTTGGCATATCAGAAGGAACTCTACGTAATAGATTAAGTACCCTTAAAAAAGAAGGATTCTTATTATCTACAACGGAGAGAAATAGTAGAGGTTCTAAAACATTTTATTCAGTATCAGAGTTAACTATTAATTTACTTTTTGATGACTCGATGTCACTCCAGAATGACATCAGATGTAATTTTAAAATGACATCAGATAATAAGTTAATAGATAATAATAGTAATTCTAATACTAAAGTATTAGAAGAAAAACCGAAAAAATCTGAATCAAATAAATTATTTAATCAGCAAAAACCAAAGAAAAAGAATTTATATGAAAAGAGTATGGATGATATAGATTCTTATGTAGATACGTGCAAGTTTATTAAGTCAGATAAGGACAAAGAGACTCTTAAGGGTAAATTAGTCGAGTATTTAACAATGAGACTCAAATTGGATAAATTTAAGAGTTTTATGAGTATTATAAATAAGTTGGATGAGAGATGTGATAATTTAGATGACGCATTAATCACAATTGATTATTCAATCAGTCACGAATACAAAGGATTATTTAAACCTACATCTTCTAATAATCAGTCAAATCCAAGAACATCAATGCAAGTACAAGCATCAGATGCTAAATCACTCGAATCAGAAACAGATGCAATTGAATTTACTGATATGTTGAAAAAGGAGGCAGAGAAAAATGGACAAAGAGCGGTTTTCTGATTGTTGGTATAAACAAGTTTGTGAAAATGAATGTTCTAATAGTTGTATAAGATATCTTGAGATGAGTTATTTAATGAACTCAAGTGGATTACCTAAAGCAAAACAGATTCCAAAAAGTCTTACACCAGAAAAAATAGATTTTGAAGCATTTACAGAACTTGCAGACATTAAAGATAATATTGTTGAGTTTGTAGAGAATGGAAACAATCTATATATTGCAAGTAAGTATAATGGTAATGGAAAAACAAGTTGGTCAATAAAGTTATTGTTAAAGTACTTCAATGAGATATGGCCAGGCAACGGATTTCGTGTAAGAGGACTGTTTGTACACGTACCTACGTTATTACTTCGACTAAAAGATTTTGAACGTGTAGATGAGTCGTTAAACGAGTTAAAACATAATCTAATAAGTGCAGATTTAGTTGTATGGGATGAGATGGGTAGTGATTACTTATCAAGTTATGATTTGACACAGTTATTAACCTTTTTAGACCAAAGAGATTTAGAAGAAAAGTCAAACATATTTACAGGTAATTTATTAGACAAAGATTTAAATTTAAAAGTAGGGCCGAAGTTATACAGTAGAATATGGAATGGTTCAAGAAAAATCATACTTAAAGGTTCTACAGATAGGAGGGTGTAGATATGACATCTGTACCAATAGTGTCAATACAAATAATCTCAAAGATTTTATCATCTGGAGATTTGTCAATATTAGAAGAAAATTTATTAACATCAGATTATTTTGTTGGTTATGAGGAAGAAATAAACTTCATACAAAACCATTATGATAAATATGGAAATGTACCAGATAAATCAACATTCTTGGCAAATTTTGATGGATTTGAATTAGTAGATGTGTCAGAATCAGATAAATATTTAGTAAGTACTATTAGAGAAGAGTATTTATATTACAAAACAGTGCCAGTTATTGAACATATGGCAGATTTACTTAAAACTGATAGTAATGCAGCTTCAGAATATTTAATAAGTCAGATTGGAAATCTCGAACCTGAATATGATATTGAAGGTGTAGATATCGTTGCACAGGCATCTGAAAGATTAGATAAATTCATTGAAACTAAACAACATCAGAAAGATGCATTCTTTGAGAGTGGGTTTAAAGAGATTGATGATGTTACTCACGGAATACAAAGAGGAGAAGAATTTTTAGTAATAGTTGCAAGAACTAATCAAGGTAAATCTTGGGTACTTGAAAAAATGTGTACACACGTATGGCAGACAGGCTATAATGTAGGATATATGTCACCTGAAATGAGTGCAAGTAGTATTGGATTTAGATTTGATACACTATTTAATAACTTTTCTAATAAGGGATTGATGTGGGGAAAGAATGAAGTCGATGATGAAGAGTATAGAAACTACATAGAATCACTTAAGAGTAGAGGTAATAAGTTTATTGTATCCACACCAAATGACTTTGGTAAGAATGTTACTGTTACAAAGTTAAAGAATTGGATTAAAAAATATAAGTTAGATATGATTGCAATTGATGGTATTACATATCTATCAGATGAAAGGTCAAGACGTGGTGATAATAAGACTACAACACTTACAAATATTAGTGAGGACTTAATGTCATTATCAGTTGAGATGCAGATACCAATATTAGTTGTAGTACAGGCCAACAGAAATGGTGCAATGTCAAAGGATGAAGACGAGGGAACACCAGAATTAGAGAGTATCAGAGATTCAGATGGTATTGCCCACAATGCTTCTAAAGTATTATCTATTAGGCAGAAAAACAATGGTGTGCTTGAGATAGGAATAAAGAAACAGAGATTTGGTAGAATCGGTGATAAGTTTAATTATATGTGGGATATTGACAGTGGTGATTTCACATACATTCCAAGTGACAGTGATACAAATGCTAATAGAACAATAAAGGACACAAAGAAGAAATATTCAAACGATAAGGCAGACGTATTTTAGGGATTTGACAATAATTGTATATAATGTTATTATTAGAGTGTAGTAAAACTTTAAATACTTAAAACACGGAGGACTATAGTATGAGAGAGATTAGAACAATCAAGACAATGGATATTCAAGGATTTGGAAAGAATCATAAGGTTTGTGTATTCTTTGAAAGAGCTTTTGAAGAAGATTGGGGATATATGGGAATGAGAGATTATAAGACATATGAACCAACAGATGATTTCAAATTATCAATAGTACCATACGTTAATGGAAGTGCATATAACGTAGATGCTGGTTACGTAAACGGTTCATACAGAACTAATTATTTTGATAAGGATATGGCAAATAAGATTTGGTATAACTTAAAAAATGGTATGGATGTTTGTGAACTCGTAAAAGCTTTAAGAAAATTAGATTTAATTTTGGAGAGATAAGATGCAGATAAATGGAATTTATTTTAGTGCAGAATTAGGTGAGATTGTAAATGAACTTAAATCTCAATTAACAATTAATCAAATCCCACTATTAAACTCAATTAAAGAGACACCAAATGATATTATGATTAGTTGTCCTTATCATAAAAACGGTCAAGAGAGGAGACCATCAGCTGGAATTAGAAAATCTGATGGTCAATTCCACTGTTTTACTTGTGGTGAAACACATTCATTACAAGAAGTTATTTCACATTGCTTCGGTAACTATGATGATATGATAGGTGCATATGGTTGGAATTGGCTACTTAAGAATTTTGCAACGATTCAGACAAATGAGAGAAAAGATATTAAGTTAAATTTATCAAGACAACCAAAAGTAGAAAAAGAACAAGAATATGTGAGTGAAGAAGAGTTAGATAGTTATAGATATTATCACCCATATATGTATAAGAGGAAATTAACAGATGAAGTTATTGAATTATTTGACATCGGCTATGACAAAAATACGCAATGCATTACATTCCCAATCAGAGATGTTTATGGGCATACTTTATTTGTTGCTAGGCGTTCCATTAATAGTAAGTTTTTCAATTATCCTAGCGGTGCTGAAAAGCCTGTATATGGTTTATTCGAGTTATATCAGTCGTGTGAATTGGAGAAACAAGAAGTAATTATATGTGAATCAATGATAGACTCATTGACTTGTTGGGCATTTGGCAAATATGCAGTTGCGTTGAATGGACTTGGTAATGATTTGCAATTTGAACAATTAAGAAAAATGCCTTGTAGAAAATTTATATTAGCTACTGATATGGATGATGCAGGAATTCATGCAAGGAATAGAATAAAATCAAATGTGCCAGGTAAAATTATTACACAATACAAGTGGGATAAAAATATTGCTAAAGATATAAACGATATGACAAAAGAATATTTTGATAATTTAAAGGAGTTATTTTAATGTTAGTTAGTAAATGTAGAGAAGAAGAAAGTATAATTTTAAATATGTCAAATTTACGATGGTATTGTGAGGTTAATTATATTGATTGCATTGAGGATTTAAATTTAATAAGTGTATCAAGAATTTTGAAATTCAAGTGGAGCGTAAATGGTATCCAATGTAGATATAATCGTAGTATACCAACAGATGAATACGTACCACAACTTGAACGAGAGATTATAAGAGATTTAGATAAAGAATTTAAGAGGACTAAAGATATGTGTAGGACATGGGAAAAATATAACAAACATAACGATGATTTATTAGATTCACTTAGATATAATAAATTATTACTTAATCTTGAGGATAGGACAATGACAACAATTAAGAATATTAAGAATGTAATTTACAATGAACCAGCAACAATAGTATTTTGGGGAGATGGAACAAAGACAGTAGTTAAGTGTGGAGATAATGAAACATTCGACCCTGAAAAAGGATTTGCAATGGCAGTAATCAAGAAGATACTTGGAAATAAAGGTAATTATTTTAATTACATCAAAGAACATACAAAAAATTATAATGCTATAGTGGTAGAAGATAATGAATAGGAAACAGAGACTTAAACAAAATATGAGTGATTGGGCTAAACGTCAGGTTACTGACGAAGCCTACAAAGAAGCATCAGAAAATGTTGTAGTGTATGCTTATTCAACATTAGTTATGGCACTTAAAGAAGTGACTAATATGAATGATGATGATATTAAATATATAATAGGTTACTCACAACATATTTGGGATACTTGGCAAGAAAAGTACGGAGATGCAGACCCAATAACTGTATGTGAAGAAGTTACTGGGATTTGGATAGGCAATCAGAAACAGGCAGAGAGGTTAGGTGTTGAGGAATGAGTTACGAACCTGTTAGAAAAAGAAGAATTCCTACAGGATTTGGAAAACGATTAGAACAATCAATACTTGATAGTGGATTAACTTATATCCAAATAGAAAAGATATCAAATTTAAATCACACTAATATATATGCTTATGTTCAAGAGACGATGATTCCAAATTCTTATACTTTATATCTGTTATGTAAGACATTAAATGTAAGTGCAGATTATTTATTAGGATTATCAGAGGTGTAGATATGAAAAATAAACATTATTTGGTTATGGGATTAATTTTAGTATTATTATTACTTATTGCGTTGATACCTAATTTATTGTAGGAGATGATAAATATGATGGATGCACCATACTATAAGGAGTATAATAAGAAATTAGATGATGAACGAAAACATATTAGACTTGATACCAAACTAAAAAGAAAGAAAAAAGCAATACATTGTACTGCACAAGAATTGCATAATGTAATGAGAATAGTCAACGAAGACAAAAATATTCATTTTTAGTGTTGACAAATAAATAATAGTTTGATACAATGTTAATGTGTCAAGGACACAATCACTTAAAACACTTAAAAACAGGAGGATTTGAAAATGGTAAAAGAGATTAGTGTATTCAAGAGAAAGCAGATTGAACTTGAGGAATTGGATAAGTTGTACGAGTTAGTACAGACAGATATTAAGTATCTGTTAACAGAGTACAGAAAGACCGAAGAGCTTGAACAAAAACGTAAGTGGAATTCAGAGACACATGAGTATGATTTACTCTGGGAAGATGATGAACAAACAATTCCATTAATGGAAAATGTTTGGAGAGATGTTGAAATCACTGAGGATGAATTATCTGATGAGTCTAAATTAAAACTTGATGTATACAGGTCACTAATTAAGAAATTAGAGAAGATGTTATAAGACCGATAGTATATACACTCTGCATAGACAGTGAGCATACCATTCACAATCACTGTCTATGCAACACCCAATCAAAAAACATTCACTTAAAAAAGGAGAAAACAGTATGAAAAACGTAAGTATTGAGACATTAGTAGGTAAGACATTTAAGAGAGCAGATAAGGACTTCTTTGTAAAGGTTATCAGTGAAGATGAGAAGACAAAGACAGTTATGCTTGAGACGGCAGAGGGTAAGACTTTAAATCTACAGAGACACACTCTTAAGGATAAGAGAAAGTGGGTAGAAGTTGCAGATGAACCTGCAAAGGAAGAAGTTGAAGAACCTGTAGTGGTTGAAGAAAAGCCAGTTGAGATTGTTGAAGAGACACCTGTTGAATTACCTAAAGAGAAAGATACAAAAAAGGCTAAAAAGTCAAAGAATTCAGAGGAAGATAAGAAGTCAAAGAAGAATAATGTTAATTCTGATGACATATCAAAGTTACTTGAATTTGTAACATCAAAAGTAGTTGAATTAGGTGGAGTCGTAGGAATACCATCTGATGAGACATTCAAATTTAGACCTCTACAGTACAACGGAAGACAGTTTATTAAGTTAATGTGGACTAAAAAGGAAGTTAAGTTATTCTGCAAAGAGTCAAACATTAATGGTAATACCCCAACAAAAGTTATTAATTATTCATTGCCTTGTCAGTTTAACTTTGGTGAGTATAATGACGAGACATTGAGAATCATAGAAGACCTTATTAAGACTTCAATAGATAATCTTATCTTGAAGAATAAAACAAAAACATCAAAAACTAACAAAAAGGAGGAAAAGTAAAAATGGCAAGATTTTCAGTTGATGATGCAGACAAGTACGGTGGACAGGGTGGAGGTGGATTCTTTTCACTCAAGAATGACAAGGATGTAGCAAGAGTTAGATTCCTTTACAGAGACATTGATGATGTAGAAGGACTTGCAGTACATCAGGTAGAAATTGATGGAAAGAAGAGATACGTAAACTGTATTAGAGAGTACGGACAGCCACTTGATGTGTGTCCATTCTGTGCAGAGAAGATGTTTACAACTGCAAAGTATTTCGTACCAGTTTATAACATTGATGAAGACAGAGTACAGACTTGGGAAAGAGGAAAACAGTTTGGTGCAAAACTCTCAAGTTTATGTTCACACTATTCTAATTTAGTATCACATAAATTCGAGGTTGAAAGACACGGAAAACCTGGTGATACACAGACATCTTATGAAATTTATGAACAGGGTTCAGACGATTCAACACTTGAAGATTTCGAGATGCCTACAATTTTAGGTGGACTTGTATTAGATAAGAATGCAGACGAGATGTATTATTATCTTGATAATGGTGAATTCCCAGATGATGATTCATCAAATAGAGATACAAGAAGACGAGAAACAACTAGTCGTCCATCTGATAGAGGTGCAAGAAGAGATGACAGAGCAGACAGAGAACCTGTATCAAGAAGAACACCTGCTGGCAGAAGAAATGAGGACGAGGGATTTTAAAGTAAGAAAGGGTTAGCTATATGGCTTTATTTAATGTACCACAACGTGCAGATAAAACTAAATCAATGTCTATAGCAAAGAAGTCTAATGCTAAATCTAAAGCCGTTGCTACTTCGGTTAGAGGTGGTAACGGTATTATGGGTAGAATATCTACAATTAATGCATTTGTAGAGAAAAACTTGGGTGATTTTAAAGAAGAATCATTGATTATTCAAGATGTAGATGTATTGCATAATTACATATCAAAATGTATTGAGAATAATGTAATTGCAATTGATACAGAGACCACAGGTTTAGACCCATTAGTAGATACCCTTGTAGGTATATGTATTTACACACCTGGTGAAAAGACATCATATATCCCTTTAAATCACATATCTTATATAACTATGGCAAAGGTACAGAATCAGTTACCTATTGATGTAGTTAAAGAAGAATTTCAGAGAATTGTAGATGCTAAAGTTGATATTATAATGTTTAATGCAGCTTTCGATATACGATTCATCAGACACGGATTAGGTGTATATTTAGAATGTAAATGGGATTGTTATTTAGCTGCTCGATGTTTAAATGAGAACGAGGGAGCTGGTAATAATGGTTTAAAGAAACTTCATCAAAAGTATGTACTTGGTGGTGAGGGAGATGCCTTTAAATTTGATGATTTATTTAAGGGTATACCATTTTCACAGATTCCAATTACCACAGGTTATTTGTATGCGGCTCACGATGCAAAGATTACATATGAGTTATATATGTATCAACGTAAATATCTTGATGAGAATAGTGAAATATGCAAGTCAAGAGGATTACAGGATATAGCTTGGGTATTCAATAATATTGAGATGCCTTGTGTATCAGTAGTTGCTGATATGGAGGATAATGGAATTACTTTAGATTTAGATTATAATAATGAGTTAAAAGAGAAATATCATAGTTTGTTGGAAGAGAAACTAAACACATTTTACGATATTTGTAATGACTATGAAGATGAGATTTCGAGATATATTGTAACTCATAGTGATTGTAAATTGGATGACCCAATAAATGTTGCATCTCCAACACAGTTAGCTACATTGTTATATGATATATTGAAACTACCTCAACCGATTGATAAGAAAACTAAAAAACCATTGAGAGGAACAGGTGAAGAAGTATTATCTAATATCGACCATCCAATATGTAAAGCTATTTTAGATTATAGAGGAACATCTAAATTAATTGATACTTACATAGACAAGATGCCTAATTGTGTTAACCCAAAAGACGGTAGAGTACATTGTAAGTTTAATCAGTACGGTGCAGATACAGGTAGATTCTCAAGTAGTGAACCAAACCTAAATTTGTGGGCGTGTGCATAGTAATATGTACAATGCATAAACGGGTGAATTCGGTAAAGGCTGAAATGCGAATACCGAGCCAAATTCACGAATTGCATAAAAGTAGTGAAGAGGTGTAACGACTAACAGTTGAGTAGCAAAAACAATAAAACTGACACGAGCGCCCGTTGACCGTTTACAAAACATACTTTCTTATGATAAAATATTCCTTGATAAAGGAGGTACAAATATGTACAAATGGTGGAGTGAGAAAGATGTTGAATGGCTAAAAGAAAATTATGAGACCCTTGGATTAGTAAAATGTTCAAAATATTTAGGACGAACACAATCATCAATTTTACATAAAGTAAGTGCTTTGAAGATTGCTAATAGACGTGGCGGAAATCGTAAACCCAGAGAGTATATATATATGGTGGATACAAATGTGTATCTACGGTGAGTGGACGATATCAAGTTCATAGAAAAGTAATGGAAGATTATTTAGGAAGACCACTAAATAGTGATGAAATAGTACATCATAAAAATGGTGATAAACTGGATAATCGAATTGAAAATCTTGAATTAACTACACGCTCTGAACATCAAGGGGTACATCATATAAAAGATTTAGAAAATAGAAGAAATAAAATTAATGGCCAATTTATAAACGGTTTGAGAGATAGTCTGAACAAACACGAATAAACAAGTGTTTGAATTATAGGATAAAGAGCCTATAAGGTAACAATTTTGACAAAATATACCATCTCACAACAAAGACATTAGAAAGATGTTTGTAGCTACTAATTCTGAAAATGAGATAGTAGACACTAATAATACTTTTACACTTAATAAGTGGTGTGAAGTAGAAACACCAAATGGGTTTAAACGTGCATCGAGTATAAAAGTTGGAGATGCTTTAATTGTTGATACTGATGATATAGTTTATGTTAATAGTATTAAAGAAGTTGAAGGGGGTGATTTATGTTATGAAGTTACGGACAAGAACACAATATGTATTAATGTCTAGTGACTTTAGTTAGTCAACAAGAACCGAAGTGTTTAGCGGCATTATGTAGACAACAGGGTGACCCACAGATGTATGATACATTTATGCAAGGAAAGGACTTATATAGTGAGATTGCAAGTAAGGCCTTCAATAAATCCTACGATGATTGTCGAGAGTTTAGAGAAGATGGAACTACAAACAAAGAGGGAAAAGAAAGAAGAACACAAGCAAAATCAATCTTGCTTGGAGTGTTGTACGGAAGAGGAGTTCCAAGTATTGCTGAACAGCTCAATACAACAACTGAAAAAGCACAACAGATAAAAGATAGTGTTTTTCAAGGTTTTCCAGCTATTAAACAGTTTGAACAAGACAGTTTAGATATGGCACACGAAGTAGGATTTGTTACAACGGTTTGTGGTAGAAAAAGAAGATTACCTGACTTACAGTTACCCGATTATGAATTTAAGTGGAAAGATGGTTCATCTCCATCAGATGATTTACTTGATTTTGAATCAGACGTAGACGAGAACGGTGAACCTATAGAGTACGAAGTACCAGAACATATTCAAAATTACTATCTAAAGAAACTGTCAAAGTGCAGATTTAAAGATAAACAGAGAATATTTGAAGAAGCTAATTCAGAGGGCATATGGATTATAGACAATGGTAAAAAGATATCTGATGCCGTTAGACAGTGTGTAAATGCAAGAATACAGGGTTCAGCAGCTGACCTTACAAAACTTGCGATGATTGAATTGCATAGGAATAAAAGACTTCAAGAATTAGGATTTAAGATTCTTATTCCTGTACACGATGAAATCATTGCAGAATGTCCAGAGGAAAATGCATATGAGTGCTCTAAATTACTTGCAGATACTATGTCACACGCAGCTGAGGAAATACTTGAGATGCCTATTAAATGTGACGTTGAAATAACTTACAGATGGTACGGTGATACTATTGATGGTAACAAACTAAAAGAAAAAGAAACTAATACATCTCACGGAATGGACGTAGATAAACAGAGGGCAAAAAATGGACGTTAATAAAATTTATTTAGGTAACAATTTAGATACTTTAAAGACATTTCCAGATAATAGTATAAATTGTTGTATAACATCTCCTCCGTATTTTGGTTTACGTGACTATGGAACTGCTACTTGGCAAGGTGGAGACCCTAATTGTAAACATATGAAGCCGATAAGTGATACTGCATCAACAGGAACTCATAAGAAAATGAGAGAGATGGGAATTGCTTGTGCAAGTGGAATATACAAAAGTGTATGTCCAGATTGTGGTGCAATTAGAATTGATGAACAGGTTGGGTTAGAAGAAACACCAGAGGATTTTATAAATCGTTTGGTTGAAATCTTTAGAGAAATTAGAAGAGCAATGACAGACGATGGAACACTATGGTTGAATATTGGTGATACTTATAATTCATCAAATACTGGTTCGGTTACAAGTGATAAGCAGAAAACAAATGTAGGTAGTGTAGATAATATTACAAGTAAACATCTTGTAAATACCTGTAAACCAAAGGATATGATAGGGATACCGTGGATGTTGGCATTTGCTTTAAGGAATGACGGTTGGTATTTAAGACAGGATATTATATGGCATAAACCAAATCCAATGCCTGAAAGTGTTACTGACAGATGTACAAAGTCTCACGAATATATATTCCTATTAACTAAATCACCTACATATTATTTTGACCACGAATCAATGCAAGAGGATGCAAATCCTTTATACGCATCAAGATATAATTCTCCATTTAATGTAGGGCAGAAAGAATTATTAGGTGGTGGAAGACCAGACGGTGCATCTAATACACCAGGTATGAAAGAATACACAGGAAAACGTAATAAGAGAGACGTATGGACAATTCAACCATCAAAGTTTAAAGGTGCTCATTTTGCAACATTTCCAGAGGAATTAGTAAGACAGTGTTTATTAGCTGGTTGTCCTAAAGGTGGAGTAGTACTTGACCCATTTATGGGTAGTGGTACAGTCGGTGTTGTTGCAAAGAAAAATCACAGAAACTACGTAGGTTGTGAGTTAAATCCAGAGTATATTGCAATTGCAGAAAATCGAATCAAACATACTCAAAAGAAATTATTCTAAAAAGGAGATGACAATGGGATTACAAATTGATAACATATACAATATGGATTGTGTCAAAGGATTGAAACAAGTCGAAGATAATTCTGTAGACCTAATTGTAACTTCACCTCCATACAATGTTGGAATTGAGTATGATAGTTGGGATGATAATATGCAGTGGGAAGATTACCTTAAATGGGTAAGAGAGTGGTTATCAGAGTGTTATAGAATACTCAAGGATGATGGAAGAATATGTATTAATCATTACTTCTGTAATGCACCAAGAAAGAATGGTGATAGTTGTTCAAGATTCCCATTATTTGATTTTAAGAACATAATGGATGATATTGGTTATCATACACATAAAATTGCAATGTGGGATGATTTAACAATGAAAAAACAGACTGCTTGGGGTAGTTGGTTATCAGCATCTGCCCCATTCATACAGACACCATATGAGGGAATATTAATTGCATATAAGAATCAGTGGAATAAACAGAATAAAGGGAAATCTACAATAAGTAGAGGTGATTTTATGGAGGGTTGTAGTGGTGTATGGCATATAGGAACTACACCAGGATACACAATTGCTTGTTTTCCAGAGAGATTACCACAATTATGTATTGATTTATTCTCATATGAAAATGATGTGGTATTAGACCCATTTAGTGGTAGTGGAACTACTTGCTATGTTGCAAAGAGTCTTAATAGACATTTTATTGGATTTGAGATATCAGAGAATTATTATCAAGAATCTTTATCAAGATTAAATGGTAGACCATATAAGGTTGTACCAAACACAAATCCTTATAACAAGGCAATACCTAAAAAGACAAGTAAACTATTTTAAGGAGGGTAAAAATGAAACTTACTTTATCAACAACAAAATTACAGGAAATGATGTCAAAATCAATTAAGGGTGTTAGTAATAATAAATTAATGCCACTTACAAGTCTTCTATCAATTGAATTAAAGGATGGTGTTCTTACATTATCTACAACTGATATGACCAATTATTTATTTGTCAAAGAAACAGGCGTAAATGCAGACGATTTCCAAGTTACTGTATCAGCAGATTTGTTTGCAAAGTTAATTGCAAATACCACAAGTCAGGATATCACACTTACTGTTGAGGATACCTATTTAGAGGTGAAAGGTAATGGTACATACAAGATTGATATTATTCTTGATGAGGATGGTAGCGTAGTTAAATTCCCAAAATCAGCAGATACAATAATTGATAATGAGATTGGAACACTTAAATTATCTACTGTAAAAACCATTCTTAATTCATTAAAACCTGCATTAGCAGTTGCAATGAATACACCTTGTTACACCAATTATTTCGTTGGAAACAACGTGGTTGCAACAGATATGATGGTAATCAATGCATTAGACAATAAGTTGTTTAATACAGAAGAGCCATTATTTATTAGTGCAGAATTGATGGATTTAGTTGGTGTTATCAACGAGGATACAATATCAGTTAGATATAATGACGGTGAGATTCAGTTTGTTACCGATAAGTGTGTAATTGATGGTAAGTTGGTAAGTTATACTGAAACATATCAGATTAGTGATATTATGGATGTTGTTAATACTGAATTCGAGAGTATGTGTAAGATTGATAAGACTACATTCTTACAGACTTTAGACAGAATTGCGTTATTCATAGACCCATTTAGTGAAGGTTCAATCACAATGACATTCACAAAAGATGGATTGATTGTATCAAGTGAGACATCAACAGGTACAGAATTAATCAACTACAAGGATTCAGATAATGTTGCAGATTTTGTTGGAAACATCTACGTGAATACACTTAAGTCACAGATTAAGGCTTGTACATCTGATACTATTGAAATTTGGTATGGTGTTGATAGTGCAATTAAGTTAGTTAACGATGAAGTAGTAAGTATTATTGGATTACTCACAGAGGAATAAAATATGGTTAAAGTATTTATAAGTCAGCCAATGAAAGATTTATCATCTGAGGAAATAATTGCAAATCGAGCAAGGTATTTTGATATTGCGAGAGATGTGATTAAACAGATTGAAACGTATGAACCTGAAATACATCTAATAGATTCACTGTTTACTAAATCAGATAATCCAGTTAGGATGTTAGGAAATTCAATTAAAGCAATGTCAGAAGCTGATTACGTATTCTTTGGAGAAGGATGGGAGAATTCAAGGGGATGTAGAATAGAACACAAAGTCGCAGAAGAATACGGATTAGAGATATTACAGATTTAATTATTAAAGGAATTATTAAAGGCCACTTTTTAGTGGTCTTTTTTAGTGTGTTGACAAATATATAATAGTTTGATACAATGTTTGTGTAGTAAGAAAACTTGAAAAACTCAAAGGAGGATTTAAGATGAGTAGAACTTTATATGGAAGTCTTAATAACAGACTTGAAGAAAACAGACAGTTTGTAAAAGAGATTAAAGTTGGTGATGGTGTCACTGAATATCTTTGGAGTGATAGACACGCATTTGAAGTTATTGAAGTCACCGACCAAAAGCATATCAAGATTAGAGAATACGACCATAAGTTAAAAGGTGGAGCTTATAGTAATGATTGGGAGTTAATTAGTAATGAAGAGAATCCTGCAATCACATTAGTTAAACGTGGTAAGTATTGGTATACAGAAGTAATTGCAACCAGAGAAGATATTGAAGAAGCCTATGCTGACGGAGAATTTACAAAAGAGAAGTTAAATATACAGTTATGGTTATGTCATAACGGATTTGACAAAGATGTAATTATGGAAAAAGGAATCCAAAAGAAATACTACAGAAAGAACATATCAATTGGTGTTGCCGATTACTATTACGACTACTCTTTTTAGGGTAGTTGACAATAGTTTAATAATTTGATATAATGTTTATGTAGTCAAGAGTAAGTCAATCACAGGAGGACAAAATGATGACAAGAACAAGAGCACTTATCGAATCAATTAGAAGCACATTAGAATCTAATCATTGCAAATCAGTACAGTTACTCGTTGGAAGTAAAGACGATGCATACTGTATCAAACTTGCATATATCCCTAACAAGAAATTTAAAGAAAGAGTCACAAATCTTATTGAGACACAGTATTGTGAATCAGTCAATAAGATTAAGGAAGGTGCAACGTATGTTATCTATCAGATAGCTACACGTGAACAGGTTCAGGCTGAACTTAACAACGACCCAAAGTATGTAGAGTTATGTAATAAGTTGGATGCATACATTAAGAAGAATTACATTGCACAGGAGGTATAGAATATGGAATTTAGAATATCAACATTTGATTCAGAGGCATTTTGTGGATACACACAGAAGACAACATTTTTTGAGGATTTTTCAATTGCAGATAATTTTGGAATAAATGCAATTAAGGATACATACAAGAGAGCATTTAAGGATTGGAAGAGTAATTGTGAATATCTGACAGAATTAGTAATGGTACTTAATTGGAAGTCTTGGCAATGGAGTGAGAAAAACACAAAGTTTTGTCAGTTATATATTGACTTATATCAGAAGACACACAATTATGCGTTAAATAATCTCAAAGGAGAGGACTTATCATATTATTTAAGAACAACAGATTAATTAGTCAACAGGAGGACAAAAGAATGGCAAACAAAAAACAAAAATATTATTACTATGTATTAGTTTTCACAAACGATGGGCCTGTATATGTAACAGGTATTGAGAATGCAACAAAATGGGCTCATTTTGATAAGTCTGAAAAACCGATGGAATTCTCATCAAGTTATGCAGAGGATTTGGCTTTTGGACTTACTGTTAATGGTAATTCAGCAGTGTCAGTTAAGAGTAGATATGAGATTAATCATCAACCATATAACTACGATGATTATGAATGTAAATGGACAGAGAAAGAGAATAAGGAGGACAAGTAAGATGGCAGGAGATATTAGATATGAGGTTCATAAGGATGGACATCACAATTTAAATTATAGATATTTTGATAAGAATGGAACAGAGATTAAAGCTGGTGATAATATCAAGTATGAGAGTGGAAGAATTGAAAAGGTGTATGCAACTGACCAGGGAGAACTTGGTACAGATGCAACAAACCGTAGTTGGTTGAAGTCAGGAAGAGCGTCATCTTGTGAATATGGTATTTACCCATTAGGGTACTATGATGTTAATGAAGTTGTTGTGACAGATGAGGAGTACGAATGGTAACAGTAGAGTTTGAATATCGTGATAATATGTCAAATTGGGAATGGAGACGGCAGAGATGTACCGTCTCTGATGTCAATGAGTGTATTAGGATTTATGGATTAGGTATTGATTGTGAATATAGAATAATATCCGTTAGTGAGGTATAGAATTATGATGAAGAAGTGTTGTATTTGTGGAAAAGAAATTAAGGGATGGGGAAATGACCCTTGGCCAGTTGTAAAAGACAATGATGCAGAGTGTTGTGATGAGTGTAATTATGAAGTAGTTTTACCAGCAAGAATTATCGGTATGACATCAAATAGTAATAACAATTAAAGGATTGAGAGGAGAATTTAAAATGGCAGTATTTAAAGATGAAGTAATGGAAGAAGTACAGAAGAGTTTACCTTGTATTGATTGTGTATTAAGTGGTATTTGTAGACACGCAGGAAATGTGAGACCAGTAGAGAATTTACCAGAGATATTTGAGGTGCATTATGTTTGTTCAGAGAAAGAGAAGTATACTAAGTAGATTCGGCAGACTTACATATCATACGAGTAACATATCATTTATGTGCAATAAAAGATATTTGGGATTCACTGTAGGCAAATTATATAAACCATTTGCCTACAGTTTAAACAGTGAATTTTATAAGGATTTTGCTATCTTTGATGATTTTGGTAGAGTGTTATTTATGGAACGTAAATTAATTGATGAAGAGGTATTTAATATAATACATACCAGCAAAAGTAATCTTGAGTTTGTAATTGAAGATGCTATGTATGATATAGATGCTGAAAATGAAAAATACAAGAGGATTGCTAATGAAAATATTTGAATGTAAGTGTGGTAGCACAGACGTGTTTACAGAACAAAGTGGAAACAATATTGGATTGTATTGTGGAGATTGTGGCAAATGGATTAAGTGGCTAAACAAAGATGAATTAAGACTTGCTAATAGACAGATTGAAAATCAAAATGCAAAGGTTAAAGCAGATGCGATTGATGAATTTGCTAATTGGTTAGTTGAACAAGGCATATTGGGAAATAGGTGTATATCAGATGGAGAAATAACAGATTATGGAAAAGTATATGCCAAGAAATACGCAGAACAGTTAAAGGAGAAGAACAATGAAAATTGATGAATTATTATATGAAGAGTTCACGAAACTGTGTGATGAACAAGAAGATTGCAGTTTATGTAAATATTGTGGTGACTTTTCTTGCCAATTATCTTTTGGATATTCCAAAGGCAGAGTAGATAAATATCAAGAAATTGTATCAGAGTATATGTTGCTGACCGAAAAGCAAGTGGCAGAGATAAGAGCAGATGCGATTGATGAATTTGCCGAGAAGATAATGGATATAATGCCAAATGATATTGATGTAAAAGTGCATAATGGCTCGATATGCCTTGATATATTGGCATTGGCAGAACAGTTAAAGGAGCAGGACAATGGTTGATTATCCATACATTATCGTAGGTATTAATTTAAGAAACACTCAAATGATATGTAGAGATTTTGTAAAGAACAATCCAATTCAAAGCATAAAAAGATTAGGACAATGCCAATTTAAAATCGAAAGCAACGGAAAAGAATATTTTATATTACATCAAAGTTATTATGAGCAATGGTGTAAAGGAAGAACATATTATCTCAATGACCAACTTATGCATAGTGGTTATGAACTAAAGGAGCAGAATAATGGATAAATTTGGAGAATGGATAGAAATCAAAACAAGACCACTTACCGAAGAAGAAAAAGAAGAATATGCAGACGAAGCTGAATGGTATGAGTTTATTTATGATTGTGAACTACCAGACCACGGACAAGAAGTTTTAATTCAACTTCATTATGGAATAGCATTAACTACTTTTTACACAGATATGGGATGTTATTTTGAAAATTATGAAGATGAAGATGATGTATTGGCTTGGATGCCATTACCAAAGGAATTTGTAAAGGAGCAACAATGAACAAAGTCACAATCGAATTTAAGAATCGCAAGGTTGAGTTCTATAACATTCCTTATGCATTAGCTAGAGCAGTTGAAACAATATTACATCACATAGAAATGGATTCTGATGTTGTTAGTGGCGAGATGGAAATTGAAGAGGAGCAGAAATGAGGAGAGAAACACTTGATATGTTCATACATAAAGAAGTTACTTTAACATTTAAAGATGGGGAAATAGCAAAAGGTACTCTTGAATATGATAAATACCATAGCGACAAATATGTATTATTAAGACCAACGGAAGAAAGTGACATTTGTTTTCCATTAAGTCTTGTTAAGAGTATTGGAAGTTTTGGTTTATATGACAAGTTAAAGGAGCAGAACAAATGAATAATCAAATAAAAGAGGAAGGCTTGACAGATGCTTATTTGTTAGGAAAGTATGACGGAATAAAGCAAGGCAGAGCAGATGAATTAGATAAAATTGACAAAATGATTTTGTTAGGATGCGAGGAATTAAAGTGCGATGAATGTGATTATAGATTGTATTCCCAAGATGTATGCCAACAAGCATATACAATTGGAGTCATTGAGAATTACATCGCAGAACAGTTAAAGGAGCAGAACAATGGTTGAGATAATAGTTAGTATAGGTTTATTAGTTATTTATATGGGTTATTTGTTGGTAGTTGGAGTAAATATATATAAAAGACTTGATAAACAAGATAAAACAATTTTATTTTTTATTAGACAATTAAACAGTATGCAAGAGGAAATAAACCAATTAAGAAGTTCAGTTTATATAGGAGATGATGGAAAATGAAAATAGCGTTAATTATATGTATAACAATTATTTTAGTTGCATTGATAGTGATAATTCCTACATTACAACAGCAACATTATAATCATTTGGAAGAAGAGAAAAATAAAGACTATGAACTTGCTATAAAGCAACTTGAATTAGAAAAAGAGAAAGTGAGATATGGAAAATGACCAGAGAAAATATTATTCAAGCAATATTTGACAATGAAAATAATTGGAGCTGTCCTGAATATAGTTGTGATAAACCCGAAGAAGAAGGAAACACAGGTGAATGCTGTCTTAAATGTGCAGAAAAAATGCTTGAAGAATATGAGAAGCATATCAAATTGGATGCAATTGAAAGATTTGCAGATAGTATTCTTTGTGAGTTAGATAATGGTGTAGGTGGCAATATAGAAGATTTTATAATTGAATCAGTACAATTTATGAAAGAGGTAGATTAATGGACATAAATAGAATTGCAGATGATATTCTAAAACAAGAAAATAATCAATTAGCACAAGCATTTACAATGGTAATTGGAAGTTTGCTTTTATCTAAAAATATTAATCCAATTATAAACAAGAGTTGTGAAGAGTGGAATGAAACTGATGATTTAAATAAGTATATTATTCGTAAAGAATACAATGTAACTTTTGATATTGACACAAGTGAACACGATGCCAAAGTAAGAGCAGATGCTATTGATGAGTGCATACAATCAATTAAAAATCGTTGGATAATGTGGGATATAGGTGTTATTAATGCCGTGATTGAACAATTAGAAAATCTAAGGGAGCAGAGATGAGAAGACTGATAATTAATTATGCTGATGACATCCCAACTGCCGATGCTTTGCATTATGTAAAAACAGTTGTTGATTTAGGCAGAATAAGTGGTGAATGTCGTTGCTATTGTTATGCAACTACTTTCAATGATGGAACAGTTGTGTTTGCTGAAACAACCAAAAAAGGAACAGATACATTCAGAATAGAGGTACGTTAATGAGAAAATATGATTGTTCTTGTTATGCAGAATATCCTAACAAAGCACATAAAAATAAAAACGGAACATGGAAATGTGTTGATAGATATGATAAGTGTGAGGATTGGAATCCTAAATCAATATATGCCTGTAAAACACATTGTAGGAGAAAGGATAGATATGAAGATTAAGAAGAGTGAATATAAGAAGCGTATTGATGAGGCTTTTGAAAATGGGTTAAGGATTGGATTAGAAAATCCTGAATATGCAAGAATGTACTTGACAAGTGAAAAAGTAAAAGAAACACTTCATAATGTGGCTGAAAATATAGCTGATGCATTTAGTAGATTGGGAGTTTAGAATAATAAATGGACAGAGAATTTACTGTAGTTTTACTTATAGGGATGCTCATATGGAGTATCATATCAATGATTTTATTAGGAATTAAAATTTATAATGAAGAAGAGGAGAATAAAGATGAACGATGTAAATAAGAAATGTATTATACCAGCTGATAGGGGTTGTATTTATGAATTTATTGAGACAGATGGAACTGTTAAAAATTATGTACTTGTGATATCTTCAAATATACGTAGTATGGATAAATTAATAAGTATATTGATGTTAGGGGATAGTAAGTCTGGATTTGATGTAATTCCAATAGATTTAATGGGAAGTATTAAATATGTGCATTGTGGATTGGTTACATATGCCGCAAGAGCTCGACTTGGAAAGAAGATAGGAATGGTTAACATGGATGTAATGGGAATCATTGATAATGAGATTAGGAGAAACTTGGGAATAGAGAATACTGATATGGTATCATATAAATCTTTATATGAGGATTTAATTAATAAGATTACAAGTAAGGAGACAGTTTAAATGGCAAGGTCATCATTAAAGAACGTATGTAGGTTAATACAATCATCCACACAATCATTACCACCAGAGAAAGAATTTTTATCTGATTTAATTCGTAGTATAGAGATTACAGATAAGTTAAATGCACGTCAGCCAAGTCAGACATATAAACCGTCATCAATGAATTGTATTAGGAATATGTATTATCAAGTGACAGGTGCAGAGCAAGACGAATCAGAAACATCATATGCATTAGTAGGTATTTGTAATAGTGGAACAGATATTCATGAAAGAATACAGAAATCAGTTGCTAATATGATTTCAAACGGAATTGATTGTGAGTATATTAATGTGGCAGATTTTGTAACATCAAGAAATTTAGATTATTTGGATATTGTATCTAAAAATGGAATGGAGACAAAGTTATACCACAAGACATTAAATATGTCATTCTTGTGCGATGGTATTATTAGATATAAAGGACATTACTATATACTTGAGTTAAAGACCGAGAGTGTATATAAATGGCAAGGCAGAAATGATGTAGACCCTAAACATCACAATCAAGGTATCTCATACTCTATTGCATTTGGCATAGACGAAGTTTTATTTGTTTATATAAACAGAGATACATTGGGAATGAAATCTTTTATGTTTAATGTTACTGACGATATGAAACAGACACTTGTTGGCAGAATAGAAGAATGTGATAATTTTGTTAAATTAAATAACGTACCACCTAAACCATCTGCTGATGATTTACCAAAATCAACTTGTCAATATTGTAGTTATAGAAAGAGGTGTAATAATGAGTGATGTAAATGAATCAAAATGTTGGTATTATTTTACATTTGGTGTTGGACAACAATTTGCTGGAAAGTATGTAAAGTTTTTTGGAACATACTTTGAGGCACGTGAGAAGATGTTTGAAAGATTTGGTGCTGATTGGGCATTTCAATATGATGAGAAACGATGGGATGAAATTACAAATAAGCCTGATAGATGGTGGCCTATGGAAGAGGAGTTGGTATTAGAATGATGACAAAAGAATTTAAAAGTTTTTTCAAAACAGTTGATGGTAATGAGGGTGGTAAATGTCAGTACAATACAAGACTTGATACATATGGATGTGGATGTTCTCACGACTGTAGTTATTGCTATGCAAAGTCGTTATTAGATTTCAGAAACTTATGGAATCCAGAGAGTCCATCAGTTGCAGATATTGAAAAGATAAGAAAGAAAATACGTAAGTTACCAAAAGGAACAGTCATTAGACTGGGTGGAATGACCGATTGTTTTCAACCTTGTGAGAAGACACATAAAGTAACCTATGAGACTTTAAAATGTCTAAATGAGTGTGGCATCGAGTATCTTATAGTAACTAAATCAGCTATTATTGCAGAAGATGAATATATAGAGGTGTTAGATAAGGATTTGGCTCATATTCAGATTACAGTAACAACATTAGATGATGAGATGTATTTATCAAAAGGATACGAAAAAGCGTCTATCCCAAGTGAACGAGTTAATGCAATATTGAAACTTCAAAATTTAGGATATGATGTTGCAATAAGATTATCTCCACTTATTCCTGAATATATGGATTTTGATAAGTTAAATAGTCTTGGAATAAGAAAAGCTCAGGTAGAATTTTTAAGAGTTAATAGTTGGATTCAGAAATGGTTTACTGATGTGGATTATAGTAAACATACATTGAAACAATCTAATTATAGACATCTACCACTTGATGTAAAGAAAGAGATTATATCAAAAATAACTATTCCTGTGATATCAGTATGTGAAGATGAATCATTGGCATATGAATATTGGAAGAATAATTTTAACCCTAATTCTGGTGATTGTTGTAATTTAAGGAGAAACTAATATGGCAGTAGTAATTCAGTGTAATAGATGCAAGAATGTAGTAAATGATATTAACAAAGTAAGAAGATTAAAGATATATAGTGTTAAAGACAGTAGAGGTTTTGCAGATAATACAGTACTAAATAATATAGACTTATGTGATGAGTGTGTTGATAAGATTAAAGAGGTAATAGACATTGAGTGAGAATCGTGGTAAGAAGTTTGAAACTCAAGTAAGAGGTGATTTTGAAAAAGTGCCAGACACATCCGTATATAGATTGCAAGACAGTATGGGTGGGTATGCTGGTGTTGCCAACATATGTGATTTTATAGTTTACCATTATCCAGTTCAGTTTTTTATTGAGTGTAAATGCCACTACGGAAACACATTGCCATTTTCTTGCATAACAGAACGTCAGTGGGATGGGTTGTTAGAAATGAGTAAGATAAAAGGTGTCTGTGCGGGTATTCTTGTGTGGTTTATTGACCACGATAAAACCATATTCATACCAATAGACCGTTTACAGACTTATAAAGAACAAGGATTAAAAAGTGTTAACATACGTACTATGAGTGATTTAGATTGGGTGGAAATCAAAGGTAAAAAGAAGAGAGTTATGTTTGATTATGATATGAATGACTTTGTTAACAAAATATCCCATATTGCAGAAATTCAGTACAGTTGACAAACATTTAATATAATGTTATAATGATAATGTCGAAAGACATAGACAACTTAAAACACTTGAAAAACGGAGGAAGTCAATATGATGACAAACACAATGATTAATCACAAAGTAATGGAAATTAAAGAACTCGAAGCAAAGATTAAAGAGTTAGAAGCCCTTAAGGATGAGATTAAGGATTCACTCAAATCTGAATTAGATGAGAGAAAAGTTGATTGTATTGATACAGGTGATTTTAGATTACATTATGTACCAGTTGAGAGACAGGCACTTGATTCTAAAAAACTTAAAGAGGAAGAACCAGAGACATACAACAAATATCTCAAGTCTTCTACTTATGTAAGATTCGACATTCGATAAGTCTTCCTTATATGTGTGATGCGATAACACACTATAATAAACACAATCAAGTAAGAGAGTTAAAACAGTTGAAAAACGGAGGTAGTTGCTTATGACATTTTACACATCTAATTGGTTTAAAACACATCCAAACTTTAATAATTTAGTTACAATCTTTAATGACACACGAAAGTTGAGTCAGAACAAATTCAAGAAAGCTACTGACAAATTAATAAAGGATTCTGAGGTACTTGAGTATGATGACGATGTTAGATTAAATGACGTTGATGGATTTAATCAGTCTATATCATTCATTACAGGCGGAACAGTAGAGACTGCTTATTCAGAGAAGATTGGTAATATGGGTAAGAGAGTTGCAATGTTGAATTTTGCAGATGCACTTGTACCTGGTGGATTAGTAGAAGTTGGTGGTACTACACAAGAAGAGAATATTTGTAGATGTTCAAATCTTTATGAGTCACTTATATCTTGTCCAGATTACTATGATATCAATGATTATGACGTAGCATATACAAATGACCACATTTATACAGATACAATAATCTATTCACCAAATGTATTGGTATTTAAAGATGATATCAATTATGAGATTATTAGACCTCTGATGGTAGATGTAATTACGTGTCCTGCTCCTAATACACGTATTAAGGATGCAAGTGCAGAGAGAATATATCTGAATAGAATTCGTAAGTTTTTAGTGTCTGCACAGAGTCATAATGTAGATACAATTATATTAGGTGCTTGGGGTTGTGGTGCATTTGGACAGGACCCAAGAATAGTTGCAAAGTGTTTTGCAAAGGTACTTAAAGAAGCCAATGCTTTTAACAAAGTTATTTTTGCAATCAGAGGTACAGATTCTTTGACAAAGGATTCAAATGCTTATATATTTGAAGAGTCATTCAATGAAGAGTACGACAGATAAGAGGAGTGCAGATGAGTAAAGATAATATTTATGAGAACATTGTAATTGATAAGATTAAAGATATTCGATTAAGAGTCGAGGATAATTCAGCTACGATAGATGATATTGTAAAAGATATCATCTTTCCTTATTGTAAGGATTTAGACAATTATGTTAGATTCATTGCAGATTGTTTAAAGGACGGAAACAATCCACCGACTAATAATGAACTCGAAGACTTTTGTATGAACTTAGCTACATATATCTACTTTGCTGGTGGAATGTGTGAGAACTTGGGAATACGAGATGATATCAGTAAGGCATTATATAGAGAAACTTATAACAGTTCACGAGAGTCAAGACAAGGTGGAACAGTTGCAGATAAAGATACTTTTGCAGAGTTGTCATCACAACATGAACAATTAACTAATGTATGTTACAACAGAGCATATAAGACTATGAAATCCAAAGTTGATAATGCTCAGGAGTTATTATCATCAGTTAAGAAAGTGTTAAGTAGACGAATGCAAGAAATAGAGTTAACAAGATTATCTAATTAGGAGGACAGAAAAATGTTTGAAACATCAAGAATAGCTAATGCTGAAAAGAAATTAAGTAAGGAAGTTACAATCACAGGTACAGACTTTATGAAAGGTATTACAGAAGCACGAGAAGAGTTTAAGGATTTACCATTTGAAGTGCAGATGGTACTTATGATGTATGGTGTGAAAGTAATGAATATCGTAATGGGTTATTCAGATAGTGAGGATGAGTAATGATTGAGATAAGTGATTATGTTGTAGTAGGTTGGGAACACGCAATCAGAGGGATGAGAAACCCTAAAAACAGTTGGGATAAAAGTGACAGTGGATGGGTAGACTTTGAAGACTATGATGGCAGTGGATGTTCTAATGGATTAGGATATGCATATGTAATGGGAGAGAATGATTTAAAACTAGCTAATGTATTAGCTAATGGAGGCCCAGTACATGCAAAGTATAGAAGAATGATTGCAGTGTATGTAGATGTTAATGCACCACTATATTGGTGGAAAGAATTTGATACGTACAAAGTTGGTACAGTTGCAGATAGTTGTAGTACAATGCATAAGATACACGCAAAAGAGTTTGAACCAATTGACTTTAGTACAGATAGGTTAACTCAAGAATCTATGGCTTGTATTAATACAGTACTTGCATTCTTGAACGAGAACAGAGACAGATTTAATAATGCAGAGAAACTTGACGGTGAGACTGATGAAGAATTTGCAATAAGAAAGAAATCATATTGGGAACAGATGATTCAGTTGTTACCATCATCATACAATCAGAAACGAACACTGATGTTAAATTACGAAGTATTGAAGAATATTTATACTTGGAGAAAAGACCATAAACTTACAGAGTGGATGGAATTTTGCAAATGGATAGAGAGTCTACCTTATGCGAAGGAAATAATATTGACAGAGTAAAAATACTGTTAGAGAATAACGGATACGACCCAGACGAAATAATGGTATTCAGAAATTTTGATTATGAAACTGCAATTGTGGGAGTGTCAGAAGATGGAAGAGCAGTATATGATTTTGATTTAATGGTTGAGTATTTAATCGAGACACAAGGATGGAGTTTTGAAGAATCTGTAGAGTGGATAGATTTTAATACAATAAGAGCATTAGATTATATATCAGACGATAGAAAACCAATTATTATAAACATATTTAAGGAGGTTATATAGTTGAAAGAACAGGTAAATCACCCATCTCATTATAATCAGAGTGGAAGAAAAGAATGTATTGTTGAAATGGAAGAGAAGTTTGGCCCAAAGTTTACTACGGTTTGGTGTTATATCACGGCTTATAAGTATCTATATAGAGCTGGTAGTAAAGACGATAATCCAATGGAACAGGATATGAGTAAGGCACAGTGGTATATGGATTATGCAGAGAAACTATCTAAAAAATGGAGAAGTCCAACAAACTTTGATACCGAATTGGCAAGAAAAATAGTTATGGAGGAATACGAAAATGTCAAAAATGCAGGAATTGATGAAGGAGATAAATAAGGAATTCAAAGAAGAATTGGTTCATCAAGGATTGGCATCTTATGATTATGTTAGAATTCCCTTTACAAGTCCTAGATTGAATTATATGACATTCGGTGGAATACCGATGGGTAAATTAATAGAATTCTATGGTGAAGAACACGGTGGAAAAACCACTACTGCTTTGGATGTTGTTGCAAACTTTCAGAATATGCAGAGAAACGAAGAAAATCCAAGAGGTGTTGTGTATGGTGATTTTGAAAACACACTTGATACAGTATGGGCAACAAAGCTTGGTGTAGATGTAGAGGATGAAAATTTCTATATATTTAATCCTACAAATCAAGGTGCAGAGACAATCTTTGAGAAGATGTTAAAGATGATAGACACAGGTGAGATAGGATTAGTTATATTAGATTCATTGGGTGTAATGGTATCTAATCAAGCATTAGAGAAGTCTGTGGAAGATAAAACCTACGGTGGTATTGCAATGGCACTTACTAATTTTAGTAAGAAAGCAGAGATGTCGTGTAAGAAACATAATTGTACAATCATTGGTATTAATCAGATGAGAGCTAATCTGAACAGTCAGTTTGGTGGTATGACTACAACTGGTGGTCAAGCTTGGAAACACAATTGTGCAGTGAGACTTGAATTTAGAATGGGTAAGTATCTTGATGATAAGGGAAATGAATTAACGAGAGGTGCAGAAAACCCAGCTGGCAATATTGTAATGGTGTCTATGGTAAAGAATAAGACTTGTCCACCTACAAGACGTACAGGTTATTACACAATTAATTACTTGACAGGTATTGACTATTTAAAAGACTTGGTTGAGGTTGCAATTAAGTATGGATTAATTGACAAAGCTGGTGCTTGGTTTAGTATTATCGACCCAGAGACAGGTGAGGTAGTAGAAAAACTACAAGGACAGTCAAGAGTATATGATTTCCTGGCAGATGACGAGAACACAGAAACATTGGTCAAGATTGAATCATACATTGAGAGTAAAATAACAGAAGATTAATAATTAGGGGAGTGTAAAAACTTCCCTTTTTATAACTGTTGACAAATATAGAATAGTTTGATACAATGTTTATGTCGAAAGACGATTTGTGAATATAGTCAATCTTATTAGTCAAAAGGAGAACAGTATTATGACAATGACAAGAGAGTATTTTGAGAACAATGTAATAATGATGGTTGAACTTGAGGATGAATTTGGAAAGCATAGAGCAACAATGACTAACGATAAAGTTGATGAGTATATCAGAGACAATACTGATGAAGATTGTTGGTTTTCAGATTTAGACATCTGTTGCAAGCAGACAGATGATAAGGTGAGAAGATTCCTCAATTTTGTGGATTACAACACTTATCACAATCCATCATTTAAGGGATTAGGATTTTATTCAGTAATGGATAAGGCATTTGGTGTAGAGTTTAATTAACCTACACCAAAGATACTTGAAAAACTTTAAAAACGAGAGGAGACACTACTATGGTAAACGCTATTAAGAATTGGAACGGTTTAGTTACTATTAATAACATTGAATTTAATAATGGTTTAGATGCATCAAATTTCGATTTTAAGACAGTTAAAGGTCCTGTTAGTATTCTTTTACAGTCTAATAAGAAAACAGTTGAAAATGAGTCAAATAACAAGGTTGTGGACGTATCTACAAGTGCTCTTACAAAGATTAAGGTTCGTCAGTATATGACAAAGAAATCTTCTGGAACATTTGATTTTATGAAGAAGTGGAACAATGATATTCCAATGCCAATGAGAGTTATGGTTGGAAGTGTAGTTAAAGAGACCAAAGGTATGGTTTATATGAAGTTACACGCTGATATCTTACAGGAGCAGACATCACATTGTATGTGTTGTGGAAGACAGATTACAAATCCTGTTAGTAGATATTTTGGAATGGGTCCAGAGTGTGGTGGTCACAACTATGTTAATCCATTCGAGAATGATACGGAACTCAAGAAAGCAGTTGGTGAGTATCGTAAGAGATTGCGTGAGATAACTTGGGAAGGATGGGTTATTAAGAGTGCTATAGAAGAACGTGAGGATGTGATTGTTAATGAGTAACTATAGTGTTTATTCTGATTTTGATATACAGAAACATATGTCAACATTTATTAACTATCTTGAAGTCATTGTACATCCAAGTGGCAAGGTTGAATATGCAGTACCCAGTCATCAAGAGAAACTTGTGAACATAATGATGCAAAAGCACAAGTGTTCTCATGATGATGTGTTTTATAAGTTGTGTCCAAAAGAAAAATGGGTAGATTTTGGTGATTGGCTGATGGAAGAAACTGGATGTTTGATGGTTTGGAGTCAAGGTTATATGGGAAAACCAAATCATATTCAGAGAAAAGTCCTGGACAATTTTATTTATAATGGTATTATGAACAGTGAGGTTATTTATGAGTAGTGTAATAGGATTACTTAAAGACGAATTAAATATGATACAAGATGCAAATCTACGTAAAAAAGTTATTACCTTTTTAGAGTGCAAAGTACCTGATTATTTTTGGACAGTGCCAGCTTCAAGTAGTGGCAAGTATCATCCCAGTATTACCGTAGGTGAACACGGATTGGTGAAACATACAAAAATGGTTGTGGAAGTTGCAAACGAATTAATGCGATTAGAAGAGTTTGATTTTAGTGAAGATATACAGGATAGTGTAATAGCTGCTTGTATATTACACGACACATTTAAACACGGATACACGGATTGTGGTTATACTGTAACTACACACGATTTAATAGCAGCTGATGAATGGGTAAAGTACATATTAAGTTTAGATAATATACGACCATCCTATGTAGATTGTGTGTATGCTGGCATAGTGAAACATATGGGTCAGTGGGGAAGTAAATCAGCGAGACTATTAGACTTTTCAAATGACGAAGAAATAGTACGTGTATGCAAATTAGTACATATGGCTGATTATACGGCTAGTAGAAAATTTTTTGATAAGTTTAAGGAGATGGCAGATGCAAAAGTTATATCAAGAGAATGAAAATTTTAAGGATTACGTTGATAAGTATGCAAAGATGGTAGGTGCAGAGATTGACGATGTTCTTAAATTAAAGATAGTAAAAGAGACTGCCAAGATGTATATGGAGAACGAGAAAAATGTTGAAACCAAATAGACCAACAAGATTTTACAGTGACCAGCAAGAGAAGAAGATTGCAAAGTCATTGGGTGGTAAACAGACATCAAATAGTGGTGCAACGGCATTTATAAAGGGTGATGTATTAACAGATTTATTTTTAGTTGAGGCTAAAACCGTTACCAAAGAAAGAGATAATTTTACAATTAAACGTGATTGGATAAAGAAGAACGAAGAAGAAGCCTTTGCTATGAATAAACCTTATTCCACAGTTGTATTTGATTTTGGTGACGGAAAACAGCATTTTATCATCAATGAGAAACTATTTAAAAAACTTGAAAATTATTTGAGAGAAGAGGAGAGAAATAATGATTAACAAAGAGAAGATAGAAAGTAAGTCACAGGCACAGGTTGTTTTAAAACATTTAAGAGATGAGGGAAGTATAACAAGTATCGAAGCTTTTGAAAGATACGGAATTACAAGACTTGCGGCTGTTGTGTGGAATTTAAGAAAAGATGATACTTTAAATATTGAAACTGTTGATGAGACTTGCAGAAATAGATATGGTAACACAGTAACATATGCAAGATACATACTACACGAGTAGGAGAGTTAGTTATGGCAAGTAAGAGTTTAGCAATTGAATATAGACCGAAAACATTTGATGATGTTACGGAACAAGATGCGATTAAAGTAATTTTAAAAGAACAGTTAAAGACTGGTACAATTAAGAATTGTTACCTATTTTGTGGTGGTGCTGGTACAGGTAAGACAACTTGTGCAAGAATCTTTGCAAATGAAATAAATCAATTTAAGGGTAATCCAATTGAGATGGATGCGGCTAGTAACAATTCAGTTGAAGATATCAGAAACATTATTCAACAGGCAAAGATGCAGAGTTTGGATAGTGAATATAAAATATACATTCTTGATGAATGTCATATGTTATCAAACAGTGCTTGGAATGCTATGTTAAAGTTAATTGAAGAACCACCAGCAAAGACTATTTTTATCTTTGCAACAACAGACCCACAGAAGATACCAAAAACTATTCTTTCAAGAGTGCAGAGATATGATTTTACCAGAATTAGTCAGCAGGGTATTGTAAGTAGATTGAAGTATATTATAGATAAGGAGAATATGAAATAGTTTATTTACATACTGCTATCTTTATAATATAATTATTATATAACAAAACTAGCGAGGTGACTAAATGAACGGTTATTATGTATACATGCACGTAGCGCCTAATAATAAGAGATATGTTGGTATAACAAAACAAAATCCGAAGACACGATGGAAAAATGGATATGGTTATGCAAGTAGCCCTCATTTTTATAATGCTATATTGAAATATGGTTGGGATAATATTGAACATATAATAATGGCAGAGAATCTCTCTTTAGAAGATGCTTGTATTATGGAAAAACAACTAATTGCAGAATATAATTTAACTAATAGAGATTTTGGATACAATGAGTGTTTAGGTGGTGAGGGTACTAATGGATATCATCACACAGATGAATACAAAGAAACTTTACGAAATCGACACATAACAGATGAGCAGAAATTTGCAATATCTAAAACAGTTAAAAAACATTGGCAAAATGGAGTTTACTCCAACAGAAAACATAATCAAATACCGTGGAATAAGGGTTTGACTAAAGATGACCCGAGAGTTGCAAAATATATTAGAAAAGTTGGTGAATTTCATCATAATGAGGAATCTAAACAACGAATGAGTGAACATCATAAAGGAATTAGACCATCTAATTGCAAAAGAATACAATGCATAGAAACTGGGGTAGTTTATGATACTGTCACACAAGCCACAGAATTAACAGGTATAGGAAATTTAAGCAAAGCCGCAAGATTTGGAAATAGTGCGGGTAAATTACATTGGAGGTATATAGATGATAACGTATGAAGAAAACGCAATAGATTACATTGCAAAAATTAGTTCAGGTGGTATGAGAGATGCAATCACACTTATGGATAAATGTCTATCATATAGTACAGATTTAACTTTGGATAATGTAATTAAATCATTGGGTGTTGCAGATTATGAAACAATGTTCAGACTTAACGATGCAATTATGGATTGTAAGTCAGATAAAGTAATTGAGATAATTGAAAACATTCATATGAGTGGAAAGGATTTAAAACAGTTTGTGCAGACTTATATGAAGTTTTTGTTAGATATCTGTAAGTATGATATATTAAGAAATTTTGATTATCTTGAGATGCCATCATTATATGAATCAGAAATCAATCAGTATGGTGATTATGAGTTTGGTAGATGCAAAGATTTATTGGACGTAATCATAAAATTACAGTATAATATCAAGTATGAAACAAACCCAAAAGTTATCATTGAATCAGTCTTAATGATGGAGTGCAAAGATGAATGAAAAGACAGTAGAGTTATGTAAATATTTTGGTTTTACGGAACGTGAGTGGAAAGATGCAGAAGAATTATGTGACTTAATGTGTCCAGAGCCAGAAGAGGAAGAGGATGATGATAGGGCAGAATAGATTAAAAGAGACGTTAGATAATTTAATTAATGATAATAACTTTCCAAGATTTAGTATACTTGTAGGTATGCAAGGTAGTGGTAAAAGAACAATAGCCAAATACATTGGGAAGTCAATAGGTGCAGAGGTTGTAGAGGTGTCAACCAAAGTAGATGATGTTAGAAACATTATTGAACAGGCTTACAAAGTTACTTCTAAAGTGGTTTATATTATATCAGATTGTGATGCTATGAGTGGTGCTTCATCTAATGCATTATTAAAAGTTACAGAAGAGCCACCAAACAATGCATATTTTATAGTTACAGTACAAGATATAAATAAGTTATTAGGTACTATAAAGAGTAGAGCATCTGTATTTAATATGGACGCTTATACACCTTATGAGTTAAGGGAATATACTGAATCTAAATATCAGGTAGATGCAGAGGAGATGAATATCATACGCCATATATGTGAAACACCTTATGAAGTTGATATGATACTTAAATCCAATGCAAAAGAATTTTATGGGTATGTGGAAAAAGTAGTTGATAATATTGCAGTGGTTAGTGGCTCAAATGCATTTAAATTAACAGAGAAACTTGCATTAAAAGACGAGGAAGATAAATATGATATCAGATTATTCTGGAAGATATTTATGAAAATCTGTTTAGATTCTTTTCCAGAAGACCCATTTAAATATAAAGACGGAATACATATAACAAGTAAGTATTTACAACAGTTGGGAATTACAGGTGTTAATAAAGTAATGCTTACAGATAATTGGATTTTAGATATAAGAGGTGCGTGGTTATAAATGCAACGAGTGTCACACGAGTATAGAAACGTAAGTGAATTATTGGATTTGATAGACGATGTGTATTATTACACAAGTGATTATGATGAAAAAGAATCTAATAGATTATTTAGTAATAAGTCGTATCCAGAGAGTTTTAAGGGTATATTTGATATATTCGAGACTTATGGGTATTCGTTTAATCCAAAATATAAGCCATTTAAGTTTAACACAGTTGATTTGGAATCCAATAATAAGGTTGTTGTATGTGTAAGTGGCGGAAAAGATAGTACTGCCACTGCATTACATTATAAGGAGTTAGGATATGATGTATATTTATTTCATTTAATTGGGATAAATAAGTGTTATCCAGACGAGTATAAGTCAGTTGAGAACATTGCTAATTATCTTTCTCTACCAATTAGATTTGAACGTATTAAATTGACTGGTAACCATATGTATATAGAACATCCGTTAAAGAACTATATCATTATGAACGCAGCTATCAATTATGCAAAAGAGATTGAAACGTGCAACATTGCGATGGGAGATTTCAATACAGCTTATTTGGAAGATAATAAGTTTGAAGTGTGTGGTGGTGATACAGTTGAGATGTGGAACATCTACCGTGACATTGTTAAAGATACAATACCGAATTTTAATCTGATGACACCAATAGAAAATGTCAATGAGAGTATGAATGCATTCAAATCAGACAAAGAGTTATTGAAACTGAGCCAATCTTGTATTGGAACTTTTAGATTTAGGGAATACAAAGGTAATCTCATACGTGAAAAATTTAAATATGATTTGATGCCACATAGATGTGGCTCGTGTTGGAAGTGTGCATTAGAATATATTTACTATACAGATTCAGACGTATTAGAATTCAATGAAATGTATTATAAATACTGTTTAACAATATTATTAAATTACACAGTTAGACACGGTGAAACACCTTACACGATATACGATTTGTGGAATGAATACTTATTCTATGATATTGAAGATTCAAAGTTAGAGGGAATAGAAGATGCCATTATTCAATGTAGAAAAATTAAATATATCAAAAACAACACTTAGTGAAAAATATTTAGTGCCACCTTTTTCAGTTATAAATACACACCAACCCTATGTTAAGAGTAGATTTGCATTCTGGGAGAATATAGGATTGTGTTCAGAAGAGGGTCGAGATGCACAGTTGGCTTATGACAACAGACGAATGAATAAAAGACGAAAGAAACATATAAACGGAACGTCTGTATTCAATCCTGTTCTATGTGAGGTGCTTTATAAATGGTTTACTATACCAAATTCAAAGGTACTTGACCCATTTGCAGGTGGTGTTGTGAGAGGTGCAATGGCATCATTTTTAGGACATTCTTATGTAGGGTATGAATTATCTGAAAATCAAGTAAAATCGAATATAGAGACATTTAACAAGATTAAAGATAAGTATGTGGTAGATGATAGAACAGTTTGGGTGAACGAAGACAGTGAGCTGATAACTTTGAGAGAAGAGAATGAAACATACGATTTTATAATAACTTGTCCTCCATATTATAATCTTGAAAAATATACAGATAATCCAAAGGACTTGAGTAATTTAGCTACCTACACTCAATTTATAAATAAATATGAAAGAATATTGGTGGGAGCGGTAGAGAAACTTAAGCAAGATAGTTTTCTTGCAATCACAGTTAGTGAAGTTAGAGATAAAAAGACCACAGAATATTATGGATTTGTGTCAGATACTATAAATATTTTAAAAAACACTTGCAAATTACATTATTACAATGAGATAATTCTATACAATGATACTGGGAACTTAGCTATCACAAGTGGGAACTACCTTGACATATCAAGAAAGGTAGGAAGACAACATCAGAATGTATTGATATTCTATAAAGGGAACATCAAGAACATCAAGGACAAATTTAAGTCATTATCAGAGGGTTAAAATTATGGAAGTACAAACAGTCAAAAATCATATAAAATCAAAAACCTTTAATAAATTCTATATATTCACAGGTGAAGAGGTTGAAACACAGAAAATTTACATAAACAAAATTGTTGAAGTTGGCAATTTTGAGTGCAGAAGAATAGATAGTGTATCAGAAATTTACAGTACAAGTAAATCTAAATCATTAGTGCAGAGGAAATATTGCTATGTAGTGCGTGATGATAAAGATTTTATGAAGTCAGAAAAGGCCTGGGGTAATATAAATAACGTATTAGGAAGTAATATTCTAATTTTATTAGTTACATCAATTGATAAGAGAGGAAAGTTTTATAAGAGATTCACAGATGACATTGTAGAGTTTAATTACTACCCAGAGAATATATTAGTTAGGTATATTCAGAACGTGTCTGATATGAGTGTGGCACACACCAAGAAACTGATAGAAATTTGCGAGTCTGATTACAGTAGAATTTTATTAGAGCTTGATAAAATAAAGAAGTATAGTATTTCAAAAAATATAAAGGAAGAGGATGCCTTTAGAATATTAGTTGAAAAAGATGTTATTTATATGCCACCAAAAGATGCAATATTTGATTATGTGGATTCTATGTTGCGTGGGAAAATAAATAAATCCTATGAGTTATTAGAAGAATGTAACAAGATAGGAGAACCTGCTTTAAGATTGATATTAGTGTTATATAACAATATGAAACATCTGTTGCAAGTACAAGCTTGTCAATCTAAAGATGTTGCAAAGACTACAGGGTTAACTAATTGGGAAATTAATGGTGTAAAGGATAAGGTTGGTATATACACAAATGGAGAATTGGTGAGAATCTTGAAACTGTTGAAAGACGTAGAACAAGGTATTAAGACAGGCCAAATTGAAGAACCAATTGCAATGGATTATGTGATGGTTAATATTCTTGGAGGTTATGTATGAGTCAGAAAGAATATAACTATTGTCTACGATGTGGACGTAAACTAAAGAGTGAAGAAAACCGATTGCGTGGAATGGGTGAAACGTGTTGGAAGAAATCACAGACAAAAAAGAAGATAAAATTATTTTAGGTGGGATTTGATATCTCACCTATTTTATTAGGATTTGACAAATATATAATAGTTTGATATAATGTTTATGTAGTCAAGAATAATGTCAAACTTGGAGGACTTGAAAAATGAGAAATGAAAATGTAGTAATCTTAATTGCATCAGTTGTTATGGTAATCGTTGGTATGGTATCAGCTGCATTAATGGAAGACGGAACTGCACCATTCGTTGCAATGGTAATTGGTATGGTAGGTATCGTAGAATCAGTTAAGAAGTTAGTTAAGGGAGATAAGTAATGTTAGTTAAAATCAACGGAATTGTAATGATTGTAAAACAAACACACAGAGCTCACGGAGACAGATATTACTTTAAAGATGTTGCTGGTACAGAGATATCTTGTAAGAAGTCAGAACTGGAATGGATGCACAACATCCCATTCCAGTTGTGGGTTAAGTTTTTAGATGAGGCTCAAGAGATAACAAAGTTATATAAGGAGGATTAGAATATGGTAGCATACAATATCAGTTATACAGTTAATGGAAATAGTTACAATAAGTCAATAGATGCAAAGAATTTGGCATCAGCAAAGAAGAAGTTGGGTAAGAGACACGGATACACAACGGGCAGAATGATTAAAGTCACAGATGTTAAGGTTATTGGGTATTTTTAAGAGGTGTTAGAGTGAATAAGTTGGAAAAAGATAGATTGGATGAATTGAAAGAACAAAGTTTTGTTGCGATGGATATACTGAATTCTATCAGACAAGAGTTAGAAGAAATGGGCAGAGTCAGAGACAATGCCCGATTTACAAAGATAGTAGATTTGATTGATGAGTGGAGAAGATGAGATATGAGAAACGGTAAATTAAAGGTGAGAATTACAAAATGTTATTTAGTGGAAGTTATTGATAAAGATGGGTTTGTACAGTATTGGGATGAACACGGAACAAACAGAACGGCAGATGATTATTGTTTTGGTACTAAAGAAGATGCCAAGTTAGTTGGTGAAGACCTTATGAGATTAGTTGAAGAGTCAAGAAATAGAGGAGAGTAGAATTATGACAATGACAAAAGCAGAACAAGAAACTTATAAGAATATGAAATCAATTGGATATTGGAGTGTGTTTGGAATTGTAGAAGTTAAACAGATTGAACACGGAATTGAGGATTATATGATAGTTGTAGCTGGCACTACATTGAGTAGTTCAGTGCAGAAAGTACATAGACTAAGAATTAAGACAACCAAAGCTGGAAGAGATTACGTGAAATTATATGATACTAATCTTTATTTAGATGATTGTTTGCGAGTATAGTGTTGATTTTAATGCCAAATCATTGTAAAATATAGTGTGAGTAATGAGGTAATTAGGATTGAGAGGAAAATGTTATGGCAAGTAACACTGTAATGATTCATAAATTGCAGAGTGCTATAAATCGAAAAGGTTATAAAGTACTGTATTCTACGAGTCAATTTTATTCAGAAGAACAGAACAGACCAGTTACACTATACACATTGAAACAGGCTCATTACGATGAACAAAAGGGTAAAAATGTGAATGTGGAATTGTTTAAATCTAATTCGCAGATTCAGATAGTTTTATTCTTAAGAGATTTATGGTATCAGATTAATGGATGGGAAATCCCAACCGACAATGAATATTGGAATGATATTAAGTCAGGAGGTTATGATAATGGAAAAGGTAAGACCACAGAAAAAGAAAGAAACGCCTAAAAACAAAGGTATTGCTAGCAATGCTCAGTTTGTAGTTGTATCAGATAAAGAGTTTAAGAAAGCAGTTAAGAAGAGAAAATAAAATGGGTGCTACAGGAATAACAGAGACATCTAAACAATTTAGTAGTGATGTATCAGAGACAATTAATTGGTTTGACGATGCAAATAATTCAAATCAGTTAAAATGGGAAGATAAGTTGACATCAATGGAACACGATGCCATCAAGGATTTCACTGATATGGAATATGATGGATATTTTGCAAAGATATATGACACAAAATGGGATGATATTAGTGTATTCGACCAACCAATGATATCAGCATTATATGATGCATTGAGTGATTACGAATTAAAGAAACCTATTACAGTCTATAGAAATGCAGATACAAAAATATTTGGTGGAGACGGTATGACATACGAACAGATTAAAGAATTTGAAGGTAAGACACTACATAATAATGGATTTTTATCTACATCAGCAATAAGTGAGGCTGGTGCTCAATATGGAACAGAGGGTACAGATGTAAAAATAGCATTTAAGTTACCTAAAGGTAAAGGTATTGGTGCTTATGTAGGTAAGAAAGGTTTAAGTTATTATGATTCTGGTGAAAAAGAATTTTTACTTAATAACAATGCATTCTTTAAAGTTAAGAAAGTAAGTAAACCTGAAAAACCAGGATATCCAATTAAAGTAGTTATGGAGTGGGTTGGTCAGAGTAAAGACCAAATCTTTAAAAAGTAGGAGGATAAGATAATGGCAGTTAAGAGAGAAACAAAGAAAAATACAAGAAAATCAGCAACAGAAAGATTTACTACAAGTGGTTTAGGTAGATTTGTTAATATTGATGAAATTGAATTTGCAAATAAACCTATATCAGTAGCTAAATCAAAACCTAAAAAGAAATAGGAGTTAATCAATGGGTGCAACTGGTGGAAGTAAATACGCAAGTAAAGATATTGGAAAAATAACACATTTTACTGATAATGTTAACAGTACAATTAAATGGTTCAAAAATGAGAAACTATCAAATTTTACTGAATGGGCAGATAATTTAACAGATGATGAAAAGGCAGCTTTAGACCATTATACTGGTTCTGGATATTATAGTATGAATGATGCTTTATATGGTACAGACTGGGATGATATGTCAGCAAGTCAGAAGAAAGAATTATCTGATTTATACAACGGTTTATCAAAATTTGAATTAAAGAAAGCCATTGAAGTTGTTAGAAAGTGTGATTTTAAACTACTTGGTAAGAAAAGTGGTTCAATGACAGAACAACAGTTAAAAGATGCAATAGTTAAGAACGGTGGAATAATTCAAAACGATGGATTCTTGTCAGCGGCCGCTAGTAACAGTACTACATATGGTGCAAATTCAGGATTAGTTATTCATATAACAGTACCACCTTCAAAGGGAGCTGGAGCTTTTGTTGCACCTATAAGTTGGGCTGGTACTGGTGAAAAAGAATTTTTATTTAACAATAATGCACTGCTTAAGTTTGACCCAAAGAGTGTTAAGAGTGTATCAGATGGATTTGGAGCGTCTCATTTAGAAGTAAACGCACAGTGGGTTGGACGAGCTACGAAACAGTCATTTAGTAAAAGTAAAGGTAAAAAGAAAAAGAATTAATTAGGAGTGTGTTATGGGAGCAACAGGTAATTCATCAAATGGCTCTGGTACAAAGTTGCCAGATGCAATATCAATTACAAGTAAGAGTCAGATAGCTAAACTCCAGAACGATATGGGCCAAAGTGGAAATGAAGCTGGATATGTTGATGTGAGTTCAAGTAATAAATTATACGTAAATTCTGGCAAATCTATGTGTATCAATGCATATTTAAATAGTGACGGAAAAACATATAAAGCAGAAGGAACAGATTGGTCTAATTATATCAATTCAGCTTGGGTAAAAAATGCAATTCAAAAGATTGATAGTGGAATGAAACCTTTAACAGAGTCAATAAACGTAACAAGATATGTTGATGCAGGTGCAATATCATCAATGATTCCTGGATTAGGAGTAAATAAGTCTAATATCGGTAAGTTTATTGATAAGTTAGAAGACGGAACAATATCGAAAAAGGATTTTAGAAGTGTATTACAATCAGTTGATTATACTCACAAGGCATATACATCAACAACATACGATACACAACACGGAACATACGGTAACAGAGATATCAGATTGAATATGGTATTAAGAAAAGGTACAAATGCCATTGTTACAAACAATCACGCAGAACATGAGATATTGGTTGGACACGGACAGAAGTATAATTTCACAGGTAATTATTCAGTCGAGACAGTTACCGACAAGAGTGGAAAGAAAAAGAAACAGTTAGTTTTGGACGTTTATATTTAAGAGGAGATAATGAGATGGCTGGAAATGATAAGAATGCAAAGAACAGATTCGTGGGAACAAAAGACGATACATCAAAAGGTAAGATTAAGACAGTATCAGGAAAGAAATCAGTTCAGAATATTAACAAAGCATTAAAGAGTAAGTAAGAGAGGTAATCATATGAATAAGAAGACTGCTACAAAGAACAATAATAAGGGAAATGACCTTGCAAAGAAGAGAAAAGAATATATCGAGAATATGAAGAAAAAAGGTATTAAGATGCCTAAAAAGATTGATATTGTTGATTAAGAGGTAAGAAATGGGAGCAACTGGTAAAACATCAGTAGTAAGTAACAACAATCAAAAGGTTGAAAAACCTGATAATCCACATCATTTATCCCAAGAAATGTATGAATTTTTAGGTGGATATCACAAAGACCAAGCTTGGTCAGAAGATATGGATTCAGAAACATTCAAAAATATGGTTAAATCAATTAATCCTAACTATTCTACAAAGAAATTAGAGTATAGGGTGAATTGTGCGTTATGCTCTACAGCATTTGCTTTAAAAATGATGGGATATGATGTAGAAGCTATGCCAAAAGACCCAAATAAGTGGAGAGGATTCAATGGAGTATTTAATTATAATTGGAATGACTCAAATAATTTTATAGCCCCAGAGTTAACAAGTAATGGATGGAACATAAAATCACCTTGGAACGGAACAGATATAGCTGCTCAAGTAGTAACCAATAAACACATAGGAAAAAATACGAAACAGGCAACAAACAATATTATTAAGTTTATGGAAGATGCTGGTACTGGTTCAATTGCAGTTATGAATGTTAAGTGGAAAGAGCATAGTGGAGCACACGCAGTTAATGTTATAAACGGTGGTAAACATGGAATTATGATTGTAGATTCACAGGTTGGAAAGATATATAAAGGTGCAACTGCTATTCAGAACTATTTAAAACGTACAGAAGTGCAGAAAACTGGCTTATATCGAGTAGATAATCAGAAAATCTATCAGAGTCCAAGTGTAACAAAGAAGATAGTGAAACCTAAAAAATCTATTTAGTAGAAAGGATGTAATTAGATGGGAGCAGTAGGTGCGTCAAAAAATGGCGGAAATGTAAGATTAAGAGATATTGAAAATAAACAAGAAAATCAACAGTCATCAGATACAATGTCAAAAGCATTATTTAATTATACAAATATTGTAAGTAAAGACTTTAAGTATCCATATAACTTTGATGCAATGTCACAGGGAGCAGATGAAGAAACATTCAATAAATTTAAGAATTTAATTAAGGATGAAATTACATCTCAGTACAGTGAAAATGGATTAAAAGCTTGGCATTCAACAGATTTTGGCTCAAATGTTTATTCAGCACTACAGAAGTTACGACAGATGGAGCAGAAAGGTGATGAATTAAAAGGAAAGTGGTCAAAACCTACTTTAGAGAGAATGGAAAAAGCACAGGCCGCTATAATATATAATGCGTCTGCATATAACTATTCAACAGCAGAAAGTGCTATTAAGACATCATACGCAAATATGAATATGAACAAGAACATCCTTAAGTGGATTCAGAATAAGTTAAAGTAGAGATAGAAACTTACAAGTTTTTATTCATAATTTTACCCCGAGGAAGAAGACATTAATAAATAATTAGTGTCTTCTTTTAGTTTACAAATAAACACAATAAATAGTATAATAAATACGTGAGAGACACAATAAGTAGTATCCTCAAGCGGAAAAACAGAAAAGAAAAGAAATTTTTGGCGTGGCGGGAAATAAAGAAAAAGAAAGGATTTATATGAAAGATATAAATACATCAATACAACAATTATTAGATAATAAAGATATACAAGAACAAACAATAGAGAAAGAAGAAAAGAAACAGCCAAAAAAGAAAACAAATAATAATAGAGGAAAAAGAAAAAGAAGAGAACAATTTGAGACCTTTGATGGACATCCATTAACACCACAAGAAGCTCAATTTATAGATATCTATATAGCAGAAGGAAATGGTAGAAAAGCCGTGCTGGATGCAGGATATAAGACTAAAGCACCAGGACAGTATGCACAAGCTCTCCTCAATAAAGCTTACATAACTGGCGAAATCAATCACAGACTTGAGACATTGAAGAGTCAGAAGATTGCAGATGCACAGGAAATCCTTGAATATTTCAGTAGTGTAATGCGTGGAGAGATTACAGACCAGTTTGGGTTAGAAGCACCGTTAAGTGAGAGAACAAAGGCAGCCCAAGAGTTGGCCAAGAGAAAGATTGACATCCCACAGAGATTACAAGGAAATGAACAGCCAGAAGTTAAGATTACTTTAGATTGGGCAAGACCACAATAGAAACGGTCAAGAAAATGAGATTAAAATTTGGCGTGGCATGAATTAAAGATAAACTCCTATACTATTTGATAAAAACCAATCGTACACAAACATGCCAAGCCAATTTTAATATAATGAATCCTCCTCAAGGGTGGCGTATTTTCTTCGATACTTAGATACGTCACCTGGGGGAGAATTATTTAGGGATATTGCCAAGTGGTTAAGGCACAGGACTTTGACTCCTGTATTTTCGTTGGTTCAAATCCAACTATCCCTGTAAAAATAAAAATAAGTTTCACGTCACGTGCAAACGGAAAAGAGATGGGCAGATGCAGAACAATTGCAAAGATTGTAAGAATAGAACTATTGGATGTCATTCGACTTGTGAGGATTATAAACAGTATAGAGAGAATCTAAATGCAGAGAATGAAGTAATTAAGAAAAGTCGTGCAGAAAACTTTATTAAAGTTTCACGTGAAGCAGTCGTTTGGTCACATAGAACAAACTTTAGTAAGAATAAATATAGTAAGAGTAAGTAAGAGGTGAGTAATGAGCACAGAAGTTGTTAACATACCAATTAGAGATAGTATTATTCCTATGTATGATGATGTGTTGCAAGATGTATTAGAACATAGACACACGCATTATGTAGGGGCAGGAGGTCGAGGTAGTACAAAGTCATCATTTTTTGGCGGAATCTGTATACCATTATTAATAATGAGCCATCCTGGCATTCACGCTTTATGTTTTAGAAAAGTAGGTAATACTATTCAAAATAGTATTTATTCACAGGTAGTGTGGGGAATCTACCAGTTAGGGTTAGAATCGTTATTTCACATACCAAAGACATATAGCACACCTATAGTCTATATACCGACAGGACAACGTATTTTATTTATGGGTATGGATGACCCAAACAAAGTAAAATCAGTTAAGTTGCCATTTGGATATATAGGTATTACGTGGTGGGAAGAGTTAGACCAATTCAGTGGAGAACAAGAACTACGTAAGGTATTACAGTCTACAATGCGTGGTGGTGAGTTATTCTGGGATTTTAGAACATTCAACCCCCCTATAAGTAAACTTAATTGGGCTAATGAGTATGCAGAACAGGCCGAGAGAAAAGCCAATACATTGGTAGTGCGTAACACCTATTTAGATGTACCAGTGGAATGGCTAGGAAAACAGTTTATAGAAGAAGCAGAAGACCTAAAAGCCATAAATGAACGTGCATACACACACGAGTATTTAGGAATTGCAATCGGTACAGGTGGAGACGTATTCCCAAATGCAACAGATTTGGACATGGAACAGTTAGTTACCATAGATGCATATGGGGAAGAGAGACAAGTGCCAATGTGGCAGACATTTGACCACATATATAGTGGAATTGACTGGGGCTTTGCAAAAGACCCATTTAGATATGTTAGAATGCATTTTGACCCAAAGCATTTAGATTTATATATCTTTAGAGAATACAGTACTACACGTACACGTAATGAGGACGTATTCCATACCATCTATGATGAATTGGCGTTAGTAAGTCGAGATGAACAGGTAATAGCCGATAGTGCAGAAGAAAAATCTATAGCCGACTTTAAGGCCTATGGAGCATTCATAAGAGGTGCAGAAAAAGGGCCAGAATCAGTACGATATGGTATTAAGTGGCTACAAGGTTTAAGCCATATCTATATAGACAAGAGAACATGCCCAGCCACATACAAGGAATTCGTAAATTATGAGTATGAACAAGACCGAGACGGTAACTTTATAAGTGCATACCCAGACGCAAATAACCATAGTATAGATGCAGTGAGATACGCATTGAATAAGTACTGGTCTCGAAAGGGTAACTAATCAACAGAATGTCAAAATACAGGGACATCATAAGACCGTGTATTTTGACATTTTAGACGTTTTCACGTGCGTAGGCATACAAATGTGTGCATATGCGTGTACACGTGGGAAAATGAGGCAGCAGGACAACGAGAGGACGTATATAGATGGTATATGTATTTAAGAAAGCATACAGTGATGAAGTTTTGGCGGTAGTTAATACAGAAAGTGATGACATGTTGATAAAAAACGGGTATAATGTAAGTGCATACAAGGGCACTGAGCCTGTTTTTGGTGAGAATGAATATGGTGAAATAATATCACCAGAAAATATGTTTATGTTAAGAGACTATTAAGGAGAATAAAACAATGGGAGCAGTAGGAAAGAGTAGTAATCAAAATACAAGACCAAGAGACTATGTTGTAGGTGATTTGACAGCCAAGGACATTGCACAGTGGGTAAAGAATAATGATGAAGTTATGAGTACAGATAAGACCACAATTCAAGCCATTTTAGGAGGTTCAAGTATAGATGTAAATTATGATGATATAAGTATGCCAGTTATGGAGCAAATTAAGGACATTATAATTAAGAATCGTAAAAGTGGCGTTATAGATGGTAAATGGTATCGTAATGTAGGTGACGACCAGATAATTTACAATGTATATGAGAAAAATGGCTCATACTATATGAGAACTAAAATGAGCAATTCAATGTTTGATGATAAAATCTCATATGCGAAGAATCCAGAAAAAGCATATATCAATGTTAAGTATGTAGGCAAAGTACAGTTTAATCAGACACCTGAATTGATGCAGATTTTAAAATATGCATTATACTAAAAATACTACGTAGAATGTCAAATAAGACGGTTTAAGGGTATTAAATAATAAAAATATTAAGTAAAGGGAATATGCGTCTAAATGAGTCACATATACATTATATGAGTGTAAAGGAGTAATATACAATGCCAGTTATGAAGACAGCTAAAGGGTACAAATGTGGCAGCAGTGGTAAGGAATATACAAGCAAGGATGCCAAGAAAAAGGCCACAAAACAGTGCCAAGCAATGCACGTAAGTAAGAAAGGCAAATAATAATGGGAAGTGTTGGCAAGAGTAGTACACGAAGACGAGTGATATCTACAAGTGGAGAGATAGAGTATAAAAATGGTGAAGTTGTAGAAGTTACAGGAGATGTGACCAAAGGCATAAATGTGTCAGATGTAGCAGAGATGTCAGAAGGTCACAATCCTATGTCACCAAGTGATTGGATTGACGATATGGGATACGATGAAGTACCAACGGCAGCCAATTTTAAGTCATTTCCTGAATACAAGGACGCATATGGTAATGATGGAGACAGTGCAAGTGCAAGCCAAATTGGCAAAAAGATGGTTACTATCTATAGAGCAGTATCTAAAGACTATACACCATCAATTCCAAATGGTGCATGGGTAACATTAAGCAAAGCATACGCAGATAAACACGGCATGAATGCATTAAATGGTAACTATATCATAGTAAAAGCAACAGTGCCAGCAGATACAGTAGTATGGGCAGGAGATAGTTTTCAAGAGTGGGGATATTTCCCTAAAAAATAAGGAGTATTGAATGGGAGCAGTTGGCACAAAAACAATGTCATTTAAAGAATTACGACAACACTGGCATAATTTAGGTGTTAATATATCAATGGATGAACAGGATGATGGAACATATCACAGTGGGATGGAAGATTTATCATCAAAACAGATAAAAGAACTTACAAACACACTTGAGAAGATGTCACAAGAATTTCCAATATTGAAAGATTTACACGTATCATTAGACATAGCCGATGATGTTATGACAAAGAAGTTAGATGATGCTGGATTTGCGGCAAAATATGATTATGATGTGAATAATATACTAATTGGGCCAAAAGCATTGGATAAGAGCATATATGATAAAACATTGCATAAAGAATGGTACGCAGGTGTATTAACATCACTACACCCACAAGGAACAGATTACACATCAGTAATATCTCACGAATTGACACATGCACTAGAACGTCATTTAATGCAGAGTCAAATAAAACATGATGGAAGTATTGTATCATACCAAAAACAGATAGATGCATTAATGGGTAAGATACCAGAAGATATAGTTAAACAAGCCGCAAGTAATTTAGGGGATAAGTGGGAGAATATGGCAGGACATATATCACATTATGCGGCTATACACAATAAGAACGATAATCCTAACTATTCAGAGACTATGGCAGAAGCAGTTGCAGACTATATTGCAAACGGTAAGAAGTCAAACAAATATTCGCAAGAGATTGTAAAAGTGTTAAAGGAGAGATTGAAGTAATATGGGAGCAACAGGCACAACAACGGTCAGTAAGTTTAAAATACCAGATAATCAAAAACGTATAGAGAATTCTATACGTGATGATGACAAAGAGACAATATATTGGATGGACGAGAATGGTAATACACTTGTAAAGGCCACAGGAGACAAAGACCACGTTGATTACATTGACGATGATGCAGAATTCAATCACAAGGTAGAACAGTTAATATGGAATGGTGGTACAGTTCACGTAACACACAACCATCCAGAGGCCACTATATTTAGTCCAGAGGATATTGATGCTATGGTATCATTGGAAAATAAGTCTGAGGCAGCAGTATTACCAAAAGGGTCAGAATTCAGTGCATTTAGACTTGTAAGACAACAACCTATTAGTAGTAATACATACATAATGAACAGTCTAACTGGTGAACTTGAAAAAGAGCAATATTGGACAAGTAAATATGAGCCAACAGAGTTCACAAATGCATATAGCAAGGCATATGACAAAGTATATACCCCTATAGAATCACAGTGGAATAAGTTGGACAAAGATTATAAGTATGGCAAGATTGATAAGGCCACATATCAGAAAGAGATACAACCACTATTAAAGACTTTAAACAGTAATATGATAAAATGGCTTGATAAGAATGCAAAGGATTATGGATTTCAATTCATAAAAGAAAAGTAAAACACTTAAAACACGTCAGATTAATGGCGTGTTTTTTATTGTATTGGTAATTAAATCGTGATATAATTTTTATTGAAATGAGGTATTGAAATGTACAGAGGAACGACACCAACACTAAAATTTGAAATAGAGACAGATTTAGATTTAAATTTTGTTACTGATTTATGGGTAACTTTAAAAGTAAGAGGTCAAAAGAGTACTTATAAGATATCAGATGGCAATGTTTTGTTAAATGCTGAAGAATCTTATGCTCAAATTGAGTTAACTCAAGAGGAGACACTAAAGTTTATAGGTGCAGAGGGTGAATGTCAGTTAAAATTCTTGACAGACTCAGACAAGGTATATGCCAGTCCTATAGTTAAAGTAAATATCAACGCAATTCTTAATGAGGATATAATGTCAAATGATTAATGAAATTGTAATACCAATAAAGTTAATAGAGACAGAGCCTACCATAAAAATCAAGTTGAGTGAGACAGGTGGAGGTGGTGGAGGAGAACGTCTACCATATTACACAGGCTCATATAAGATAACACCAAGAAAAGCAGAGATTACATTACCTACTAAGAACAAGAGTATGGCAAATGATGTCACAATATTTCAGATACCATATTCGACAGTGCGTAATGAATCTGGTGGAGACACTGTAACAATAGGAATTGAGTAAAGGAGAATAACAATGGCTGCTAATAAAGTAGTATTTGGAAATGAAGTTATCATTGACTTAACGGCAGATACCGTAGAAGTACAATATCTTGAAAGAGGTAAGACAGCACACGATAAATCAGGTAATATAATTACAGGTACATCTACAAAAGATGCTGATACAAGTGATGCAACGGCTACTGCAAGTGAGATTTTAAGTGGTAAAACTGCTTATGTAACAGGAAATAAGGTTGAAGGTACCATGACAAACCGTGGTGGTGTAGATGGTACAATTTCAACAAAGTCACAAGAATATGTAATTCAGAGTGGTTATCACGATGGAAGTGGTAAAGTAAAGATTGATAGTGTAGAACAGGCTAAAATCATTGCTACTAACATCAAAGATGGTGTAGAGATTTTAGGTGTAACTGGTACATATACAGGTGAGGGTGTAACTGCACAAGCTAAGACTGCAACACCATACACAGACAAAGAACAGACAATCTTGCCAGATGCTGGATATGATTATTTATCACAAGTTAAAATCAGTAAGATTGCATACGTAGAGACACCAAATGCACAGGGTGGCGTAACAGTTACTATAGGTACTAAATCACCATCATAGGAGGTAGATTATGGCAATTAATAAAGTCGAATATGGTGATGATGTTCTCATAGATTTAACAGAGGATACAGTCACATCAGACGATATGTTATCAGGCGTTACGGCTCACGATGCAAGTGGTAGAAAAATTACAGGCTCTGTAATTACTCATAATGTTATTGATAATTTAGAATCTGAATCAGTAGTAGATGCCTTATCAGCCCATCAAGGTAAAGTACTATATACTACAAGAATGGCTACAGATATGGAAAACATAGATGAAGCAGGTATTCAGAAAGTCAAGGACATTGCAGGTTCAGTAATGCCTAATGTTGGCAATGAGTTAAATGTTGAAGATAACAAAATTAACTACAAAGCCAATTTCGGTACAAAGGATGAATTTGAAGAGTTTAAACAGAGAGACGATATACCAATTGGTGCTACATATAGAATAACCGATGATGTTGATGATGGATTCAATATAATTGATAATCTTGATAGTGATTCTGGTGTAGATGCTCTATCTGCTCGACAAGGTAAGGTATTAAATCAAAAGACATCTGACTTAATTGAAGATTTAACAAAGGAACTGAATTTTGCTATTGATAACAAATACATAGCAGAAAACATCTTTAGTGGAATTGAAAGTGGTTCATTCAACATAAATGGAGAAGATGTTGAAATGGCTGACAGAGCAAGAAATATTGGAAAGACTACAGTTGTTGGTGGAACAAATTACATCATCAAATTTGATGCTCTTGGTGGCAAGACAATCAAGTGTGCATTAAACTTCTTCAATGCTAGTGGAACAAAATTGCTCGATAGTGGATGGCAGAATAGTGGGTATTCAGTAGACGCACCAAGTGGAACATCATTCATAAGAATTATCTTTAAAACTTCTGCTGATGATTCAAATCCAAAGCAATATATAAGTAATATTGTATTTACTGAAAACATTCCTAGCAACGCAGATTTAAAGGAGAGTTTTTCACAGTTAACACC